TCAGCCGTCGCGATACCCAGGGTCTCGCACGCTGCCAGGAACGGGCTTACCGTCATTATCAGAGCCACGACGGCCCAGCTCTTGAACTTTTGCATTGTTGCGCTCCGTTTCAACGTGCGCGCGATCCTCGCCGCGCTGCTCAGCCCTTTCGATACGCACGTAGTCCCACACAACCAACGCCAAGACGGCCGCCGCCCCTGCCCCGATGGGGATCAGGCGCGCGACGAGCCAGGCAACGATGCTGCCGATCATGCCGCCCTCCGCTTCTCTGCGATGGCATCGACGGCTCCACCGATTGTTGCCTTGATCTTCGGCCAATAGAGCGTGCCGGCAATCCAGCCACCGATCATGACGACGATGGTGGGATTGCCCCAGACCCACGAGCCGAGATCGATGGCGGTCTGACTGAAAACCTTCCACGCAGTGAAAGACGTGAGGTCGGGCGGAGCCGGGATCTTGTCTGCGTTCTCGGCAATGCCAGCGCCGACACCAACGCCCGTCGTGACGACGCCCGGCTTCGACGTGGCGACGTCGACGGCGGTTTCCTTGATCCGCGAGACGAAGCTCATTCCGGTCTCGGGATACGCCTTCCAGTCGAGCTCGAAATGGGGCGTGTCGCGGGATTTCCAATCTCCGCCCCAGGTGATCGGCACGCCGAGCTCGGCCGCGGCGCCTTTCATGACCACCGCGATGTGATCCATGTCAGGGATGTCGTATTTCCCGTCGGGGTCGACGACATCGATCGCGTGGCCGTTGAGGTGCCGGGAATTGAGCGTCCAGCTCTTGCCCGCCGCCTTGAGCTGCTTCTGCCGCTCGATCGTACGCACGCCCTCCGTTACGATGAAGGGCTCGCGCTCGGCGGCCAGCTTCACCACCCGCACGAGGTCAGGATGCACCCCCTGCAGGTTTTTGAGACTTCGCTCGTTCAGAGCCATCGTCACCCCCAAAGAAAAAGGGCCGGCGAGATGCCAGCCCTGACAGAAATGTGTGGAGAACAGCATTGCTACTGTCCGCCTACTGCACCTAATGTTTCCGTATACGAACGCTCCAACACGAGGACGCACGATGCAGCCGCTCAAGGCCTTGGTTCCGGTCAGGCTCAAGAAGGCAATCAAGCGCCTCGTCGCGCCCCGGCAGCCCAGCCGCTCCGTTTCGCTCTACACGTACCGAAAGCCCGACGGAACCTTCGATCTCGACCGCTATCGCGAGGTCCAGATCGCCGGCAACAAGCGCAAGCTCGATTGGGTCTTTGCCGATGAAGACACGATCCGATTCATCAGCAGCTACCTGCGCAACTCCTCAAAGATGCCGGTTCGTGGCCTGTGCCACGGCACGCGGCGCGGCCTCGAGCAACAGTGGTTCGCCGACCACCTAGGCGCGGAGATGATCGGTACCGAGATCTCCGATACCGCAGATCAATTTCCACGCACGGTTCAGTGGGACTTTCACGAGCCGCGCGCTGAGTGGGAGGGCCGCTTTGACTTCGTTTACACGAACTCCCACGACCACGCCTACGACCCGGAAAAGGCGCTCAACACGTGGGTCGACCAGCTCGCGCCGGGCGGCTGCGTCATCATCGAGCACACCTCGGAGCATACCGCTGGCCACTCCAATGAGCTTGATCCTTTTGGCGCCGATCCGGACGTGCTGCCCTACCTGATCCTGCAATGGGGCAAGGGACGATACGCTGCGACCGAGGTGCTCATCCCGCCCTTCACGAAGCCAAGCGGGCATTCGATTTGGCTGTTCGTCGTCCGCCGCGTCGATGTCTAGGCCCAACTCGCGGCCGTCATCATACGCTGAGTTGCGCTGCCGGCCGTGACGATGTGATCTTCATCGCGTTCGATGAGCCCGGTCCACAGGAAGTTGGAGCCACTATTGTTCACCGAAACCGTTCGTCCGGTCTCGGCAGCCATACCCTCGTCACCGGCCGCGATGGCGTAGTACGCTCCGGAGATACGGCCAATGCCGGCCGCAAGGGCAATTCCTCTAGCCGGCACGTTGAGAGACAGGGATGCGACCCCAGAGGTCACGCCAGCGTTATTCGTATGAAATGGGGTCAGGCTAGCAAGATTGTTCAGGCGATAGACGGCTGCCACGAAGCACTGATCAACGTTCCCCGCCATTGTGACGGCAATCGCCCCGCTTTCGGCCGGCACCTCGGCAACGTAGAGCCAAGTCCGATATTGCGTCGCAATGGCTGCGGTTTCGATCAGCGTGGCCGCGACGCCCCCGATAGTGATCGAGTTTACCGTTGGCGTAGACGTTCCAGAGGCGGCAGATAGCCCGACGGCAACAAGGCTGCGACCTCGAGCCTGCCCGAGGTTGATGGCGCCCGTGTTCCAACTTGCCGCCGTAACAGTCGAGAAATACTGATCGAGGAAGATCAGCCGCGCCGGACCATACCGTGAGGTCATACCAAGACCAAACCGGCTCATGCTGCAAGGCTCCCGACCAACAACCACGTATCGGTCCCGGTCTTGACCAGCGTTCCTCCGGAATACTGCGTGGCCAATTTCTTCTGGGCGACCTCGCTGTTGATCGTCACGCCAGAGCCTTGAGCCAGGGTCACTTGGCCCGCGCCCAATTGCGCGATGTCAATCTGTGTGCCGACCGGGAACGCCACGCTGCTGTTTGGTGGCACCGTGACCGTGATGGCTCCTGCGTTCGAGAACGTGCATAGCTTCCCGGCGTCCGCCAGCACGAAGGTGTACGTCGTGCCCGTCTGCGGATTGACCTGCCGCGTTTTGGGCGTATAGACGACTGCTGCGCCGGCTGGATGCACGGCACGAACGCTGTCGGTGCCCGCTGCGGTCTCTGCCGCAGTAGCTAACTCGACGATGCCAGAGAACGCTTCCGTCGCGCCGAGCGCCGCTAAATTGGCCGGCGTGATAGCGCGCGCGGTGTCTGTCTTCGCCTGCGCCTCCGAGTTCGTCGCAAGCTCGACGATGCCCGGCGCGGCATCCGTGGCAAGGTCGACGTTGGCCTGCAGGATGAGCCAGTTCGCGCCGACAGCGGCGTGGTTGCCGCTCGCGGATTCGTCCACAAAGCACTGGATCGCGTCCCCAGCCTGGACGAGAGGGCCGGCCGCACCGCCGATCCGCCCCGCCCCTGTCACACGGTACGTGTCGCCGGCATTTGCTGCCGGATAGTCCGGGTTGGCGGCGCAGTTGATGCCGCCCTTAAGCGCCGCATAGTCGCCGGCCGCGAGCACATCCGAGATATACTTCTTCGTGCTCTGCTGCGTCGGAACAGCCGTCGCGCTGTCCGAGGCGAAATCGTCCTCGTCGAGTATCCTGACGCCGCTGTCGCCGAGCGCTTCGCCGCTGGCATCCGCAAACGTCGCAATGTTACCGGCGACCGACGATCCGGCGCCCTTCGCGAGGCCGGGAACATCGAAGCCATTGAGGTCCAGATCGCCGCCAAGCTTCGGCGCCGTGTCGTCGAGCAGCGCCGCCATACCGTCGGCGCCCGTGTAGTTGTCCCAGGTGCCGCCGGTCTTGTAGATGCGTTCACTTTCTGTCGTGGTGTTGTAATAGCGGGTGCCGACCTGCAGCGCGTTGCCGTTATCGTCCACCGTAGGATCTGCGGCTTTCGGCGTCAGCAGATACGACTGCAGCGCCGTCTGCACGCCCGCCGCGGCCGTGGCCGCGCTCTCGGCGTCCCCCTGGCTGTCCGCTGCAGCATCGGCCGACAGCGAGGCTGCCCCGGCACTGGCAGATGCCGCCGAAGCAGCCGCCTCCGCATCGTCCTTGGCTTCGATGGCGGCATCCCGCGCCGCTTCGGCTTCTGGCGTCACGTCACCGACGAGACCGGAGATGTTGATGTTCCAGCTCGCGCGCGTCTGGCCGGTGCCTGTCGCGAACACCACGTCGACAATCAGCGTCTGCCCGACGAGCGATTTCACGACGCCGTTCATCGTGTGCGATGCTTCTTCGCCGGGCACCGTCGATGAGATGTTGAGCCGAGCCCCCGAACCGATTGGGAGAGCCGTATTGACGATGAACGTCTGTTCTCCCGTGCCGATCTCAACCGACGAGAGCGAGGTCATGGCGTAGCCGCGCTGCACGCCCTCGATCAGCTCGGAAACGCGGGCATTGAGGTTGGCGACGTCGCCCCAGCCCGGCGAGACGCGGTGAATTTTGTAGGCGACGCCACTGTCTGTTGCGCCCTCATAGTCATCGATCAGCTCAAAGCCGGTGTTGGTGATCTCAGCGGCACCGATGGCGCGCAGAATGCCGTCGTCGAGCTGCAGGAGGTCGCCCGGCTTGACGGCAATCCCGAACGCGGTCCCGACGCCCGTCACGACCTTTGAGCCGTTCTCAAGCGAGATCGTGCCCGCGCTATAAGGCAGGAGATAGCTGCTCATCGGTGTTCCCGAGGTTAGGTGAAGAGGCCGGTCTTGAGGTTGAAGGCGATCTGATGCGCGACGATGGTGGCGCTGCCCGCACGCATCGCTTCCATCACGAGGCGCTTTTCAAGGACGACGTCAGTCCCGTCGATGTAGAAGCGATAGGCGACGACGGTCGTGATGTAGTGGCGATAGATGCCGCCCGGCGGGGGTGCGAATAGGTTCGGTCCCGTCAGCGCCCAGATCAGCGTGCCGCCGAGGTAGGTCGTCCAGCGCTCGTAGCCGATGGCGTTCGCGCCGCTAGAGCCTGTGAAGTAGACGGAGCCGATGACGTGCGTGCAGTCGGGGTGGCAGGTGCCGACCACTGACGTCGTGGTCTGGTTGATGCGGCTCGGCTGCGAACTCTGCGACGCGTAGCTGCGCGACCCCGTGATCAGGGGACCAACGCGGTGAAATAGACCGTCGTCGGTGTCGAGACGCAGGTCACCATCCTCATTGGTGATCCGGAAGCGCCCGCTGTTGGCCTCAAGACCCATCTAGAGCACGATGTTCGTTGGCGTGTTGGTGATGCTGGAGGGCGGCGGATAATCCCCGCTATCATCCTCGCCCGTCACTTCGTAGGCACCGACTTTGAACCGCCATCCGACATTGTACGTAAACGTGTCTTGCGAGCGCGCCGCAAACGCGATGCTCGGACCTGCGAGTAGCGTTGTCAAATGCGTCCCTGACGTCTCCCGCAAATAGCGACGGTCGCTGTCAAACTGGCCGGCGTTGAAGACAACGCGCTCGGGCGTCATGAGGATCGTTTGAGTCATGTGGACAGGATCTCGTCGGTTACCCACACCGTGACGGGCAACGTGATGGCAGGCATGTAGATGCCGGAGGCATTCGCGTTGCCACCGCTCGCCCACCGCCCCACAACGCAATATTCGAACAGGGCAACATTGGTCCCATCAGCTCCGAGCGTGACCCACCGCGCCCATGGGTTCTTGCCGTCGCCAGATGGCGCTCCGCTGCTGCTCGACGAGCGAACACCCATTTGCACCGGGACGCTGCCGGTAAAGGCGACATCGACGCCGCCGATGTTCACTGAACCGAGCACCCACGGCTGCCCCGAAAGGCCGTGCGCGAACAGGTTGTGCGTCACCACCCGGACGCTATCGCTCGTCCGCCAGCCGTTGACCGCGCCACCATCGCCAGGGTTCCAACTCGTGCGTGCCGTGAAGTTGACGTTACCCGTCCACTCGCTGATGACCTTCGGATAGCCAAGCTCCGAGTGGTACTTCACCCGGCTCAGATGATCGAGCGGATCGTTGAACGGGTCGTCATCCTCACCCGTCCAGATCGCGACCCGGCCATCGGAGCCGCGCCCGCGGAGCGTAACCCGTGCCATCAGGAGGCCGTCGTAAGTTCGAACTCGATGTTGTCGAAATCGAGCTTGAGGTTGCCGTTGGGATTCTCCGGGTTGCTTTGCAGCACGCCGTCGACGTAGCCGGACCCGAGGTGAGCAAAGATCGCCGTTAGCTCGATGGCGGAGATGTAGCCGGCGCGCAGAGCATCGGCCAGCATCTCGCCGTTGAAGACGGTTCGCGACTTCGGAACACCGTCGATCATCACCGTTTCGATGCTGACGAGGCTAAGCGGCTCGCCGTCATTCAGACCAGGGTCAGGGTTCGCGAAGCGGATGGCACCGGCGCCGAGCGTGATCTCGCTCGCGGTCTGCGTGCCGTCCGCAGAGATAAAGAACGCCACCGTGCCGTCATTCGAGGCACCGATCATCCATCGCGAGTTCCCCTCGCTATCGACCTCCATGATTTCGGCAATCGAGTTCGTATTTCCGTCGACAGTCGTCGACAGCGCCGTCAGCGCCGATGCGCTGGCCTTCGACGGAAGGCCGTCGTCCGGATCGAACACGGATGCCTCAAGCACCTGAATGGCGCTCGCAACGTCCTCATCGACCTGCGCGCGCAACTCCACGATGTCCTGCGCCAGGCTCTCCGTGTCCGTCTGGCGGATGATCTCCTGGCGGCGCACGAAGGCGCCCTGCTCGACGCTATCGAGCTGCACAGCCGCGACCGCCTCGGCGATCTGGATGATCTTGTCGTTGAGCTTCGCCCAGCGCTCATTGACCGAGCCCTGCGCCGCCTCCTGGGCCGTGACGAGGTAGAGTTCGAACCGCGTCTGCTCGTCGAGCATCTCGGGCGTGATGGAGCCGGGAGAGACCCCCTGAGCAAACTGCGCCACGCCAACGATCTGCTGCGCCGCTTCTTCCCCGGTGCTCGCCCATGACGTCCAGTCGACACCGCGCACCGGTTGCGTGACGGGGATCGCACGCGCCTCATAGACGATCCCGCCTTGAATGGCGCCCGTCCATGTGTATTGGCCGGTCGAAGGGTCGAGCACGACCACCTCGCCCAGCACGACGGTATCGCCGGCCTTGCGATACTCGATACGCAGGTTGACGACGGTTGCGTCGTCAATCGGCGTCCATGTTGCTCGGACGCCGGGCAACTGTTGCCCACCAATGCCCTCGATCGTGACCGCTTCGATCACAAAGCCGGGCACCGTCGTCAGCGTCGGCCCGCCGCCCGGAAGATCTGCGACCGTATCGTCGGCGATCTCCATGCCGGCTGACCAGTCGTCAATCTCGGCGTCGACCTCTACGAAGTCGCGGCCCGACGCTAGGTCGGCCGCGATCGTCGTGTCGCCGATCATGAACGTGCGCCCGGACCAGCCGCGACGGTTCGAGTTGATCGTGACCCAATCGCCTGGCTCAAGGATAAACCAACGTGCCCGCAGCGATCCCCGCGCCCGGAGTTGACGGCGCGCCTCTCGACGCCGGATCTCCTGCACCCGCTGACCCTGCGTGCGTGAGCGCACCCCTGAGAGATCGAGCGCGCGCGTCCAGCGATAGCCGCCGTCCGCTTCCTCATCCTCGCTCGACGAGCGTGTCGGAAGGGGCACGATGTTGTAGGACCGGGACGGATCGGAGAACGATGCCGAAACGGCATTGGTCAGTTCTGTGCGCGGGCGCCGAGGATCCGCGATCAGCGGCTCGGTGACGATGAAATCCGCGTCCGTCAGGGTCGCCACGCTCGACCGCGATACGCCCGCCATGATGCGATAGATGCCGCCCGAGCAGATGACGTCGCCCGCCATGCCCTCGATCAACAGCTCGAGAGCGTCGCGCTCGGGATTGAGGCCGGGACCGACGTCGACGATGACCGAGCAGCGGTAGCGCGGCTCCGTGCCGCCAGCCGCAAGCGCGATCGTCTCGTCGCAGGCGTTCGCGGCGGCCTCGAAATCCGACATGCGGATTGTGTCGGCGGGCGCGAGAAGGCCCATGAGGAACGCGCCGTTCTGGTAGATGCCCCGGAGAACGTTGTAGATGGCGACTGCGTTGTTGTCCGAGAACTCCCAGGTTGTCGGGTCATTCCAACGATGCGCACCAGACCCGCCCGCGGTATCGTCCTTGCGGGGATCGTAGAGCTTGGCGCCATCGATGACGAAGATGATCTGCGGAATGCCACCCTTGAAGACCTTCTCGTCTTCGGTGGCTTCGACGACCGCATAGCAGACACCGATGCCGCGCTCGTTGTCGGTCCAGCGGCCACCGGAGGCGTTGCGAACCACCGTGTCGACGGTCTGATCCGGCGTGCCGCGATAGAAGCGGACCTTGAGCTTGCTGTCGAAACCACTGACGACGCCCGTCTCGGCGTTCCAAGACCGGAGCTTGCCATCAACCCACAGCTCAGCAAGGCCGTGGCACTCATGGTCCGCGAGCGCGATGACCATGTGCAGGGTCTGATTGTTCGACCCCGTGCACTGCCAGTAAGCGAGCGTGCCAGCCGTCGCCTGCCGGCCGAGGATGACCTGCCGCGGAGCATCCGTCTCGATGCGCAGCGAGAGGTTTTGGCCTCCCTGCGCAGTGCCGCGCTTCCCTTTCGGGGCCAGCGACCGCGAAAGCGCGCTCAGCCCGAATGCCATGCCGGCGTTCAGAAGCGCCGTTCCAACCGTTGCAGCCGCGCCCGTTAGGCCAATCGCGCTCACGATGAGAGTGCTGATCGGGTCCGCAGCGGCCGGGCTTGACCAGCAGACTGCGAACGCGAGCGCGAGCAGCGCGATCTGCATCATACGGCAAACGCCCTTGCAACGAGGCCGCGGGGGATCTGGCAATAGCCCGACAGCGCCTTCACATGCGCAATCGATCCGTCGATAATCATCGGGCAAACGAGCGGGCCGTTATCCTCGGCGAGAAAGCCGAGATCGCCGCGCTGAGCTGCCGATGGGGGGATTTCCGGGAAGCGCGCGGCGACGAGCTCGAGCATCGAGCCGAACCCGGCTTTGCGCACACTCTGAAGCGCGCCTTGAGGCGTGCGGTAGTTCAGTCGTTCGGGGATAGGATCGAATCCCGCAATCGCCTCGACCGACTGCCCGAACAGCGTGGCGCAGTCGCACTCGCCCCATGCGAAGGGGCTCTCGGCGTGGCGACGGACGACCTCCCGCAAAAGAGCAGGCCAGCGCTCGGCGCGCTGACGCCTATTTAGGTCGGACTGGATATTGCTCACCCTTGCGCCCCCAAGGAATTTGCACGTCGATCGCCGCCGCCGTGGCGTACTTGAAGAAGCCATCTGTCGCCGAGACGCGGCGCTGGTCGTTGTCCGACCGCACCCGCGTCGACGACCGGTAGAGGCCCCGGTTATTGCTTTCGACCTCGACCACGATCTCGCAGACGCCATCCGCCACGTCGGAAATCGTCAGATGGTCGAGAAACCCCGAGAAGCGCGGCAGTACATGCACGGCACTGCCCGCTTCGTTCATGAATGCCACCGACAGCACCGTCGGGCGCTGATGCCACGCCACGCCGTCGAGCACGCCCGTGACGGCCGGCGAGAGACCGGAGACGCGGACCTGCACCCGCTCCGCGTCGAGGTTGACCGAGCCGGGCACTTCCTCGACGACCATATTCCCGGCGAGCGGAGCATAGGTCACGTCCGAGACGATCAGCGGATACGAGCCGTTCCAGAGGCCCTCGGATCCACCGTCAAGATCGACGCGCAGCAGGTGGCGGATCGCGAACCGGCCGCTTTCGACCAGCGCTATAACTTCCGGTGGTAGCGTCAGCATCAGATGAGCGCCTGCTGACCGACGAACGAGATCGTGCCGCCCTTGATCGGATTGCGCGGCATCTGCGCTTCGGTCAGGATCATGTCGCAGTAGGGCGTATCGAGCCGCACCGGCACTGCGCCAGCGACAACCGACGGATTGATGATCGGCTCGCAGTAGACCGTGACATCGCCATCGACCGCGACGCCACCCTCGGTGATGCGATGGATGTGCTGACGCGCACCGACCGGGATCGAGAACAAGTCGCCGACGAGCAGCGTGAAACCATCCGGCAAGCCCTCGATCGTCACGCTGTCACGAGAGGCACCGATCGAGGCGAGGTTTCCAAGGCCGTCAAACGGGTCACCCTCGACCGTGAGGCCCGCGAACCCACGGGGGTATGTCAGGGGCCAGCAGTGCCTGTTCGGCCGGCCCTTGAACAGCCTGAGGCCGCCACGGAGACTGTCGAGCCACGCTGCCCACTCCGCATAGGCCTGGCGCGACGTGACGGACGTCCGCCACTCGCCACGCCAATACGGATCGGCGACATCGGCCACATCCGGGGTCGAGTTGCCCGGCAGGTTGCGCGTCTGGACGCGCACGAGATCGAAGGCGCAATCGCCCGTGAAGACCCCACCAAGCGGAAAGGGCCTTGGAAACGTCGGTGCCATCAGTTGCCCTTGATTTTCCGGAATTCAGCGTTGCGCGAGAAGATCTGCCCGACCTCGGCGCGCACCACTTTCTGGATGGTCGGCACGATGTCCGACTTCATCTTGTCGACGCCCTCGGGGGTGCCGTTCTCGACGTTGAAGACGGGCGCCACGGTCAGCGTGACCGCCTGACCCGCCGCTGACGCCTTCGGCATGTCGGGCATGCGCAGCTCGACCGGGATTCTGCGGCCGTCAGGAAGAGGCACGGCGGCCTCCGGACCAGCCTCGCCAAAGATCGACGCCGTGCGGGAGATGCCGCCTTTGGCAAATCGCGGAAGCGGCACCGGCCGACCATTGGCCGCAATGCCGCCCTTGGCGAAGCCAAAGAGGCTGAGCAGCGCGAGGCCGCCCGATGCCCCTTGGGCATTGCCGCCTCGGCCTGTGAGCCCGCCCAGGGCGCTCTCGACGAGCCCTTCAACGGCCATGTCAATCAGCTTGTTGGCGATGCGGTCGAGAGCGCCGGCCAGAGCGTCAGATGCAGATGCACCGTCCTTCATGTCGCGGATGAACGACGAGAGGAACTCCTGGCTATCGTTCTTGAGATCCTCATAAGCCTTGCGCAGCGTGTCGGCTTCCGTGACGGCGCGGGCCAATCCTTCCGAGAGCGCGTCGATTTTGATTAGATCCGCCTCAGTCAACTCGATGCCAGCCTTGCGGGCTTCGTTCAGAAGCTCCTGCTTGGTCCGCATCTTCTCGATTTCGAAGGCGGAGCGGCCGATGAGATCGGCCTCCTGCTTTTCGAGGGCGATGCGGTTCTCAATCTGCAGCATGTCACGCTCGAAGGCGCGGCGCGCCCGGGCTGCGGCTTTGTCCTCTTCGGTAGAGCCCGGATACTTCGGCTTATCGGGGATGGCCCGATCTACGTCGGTGCCCTGCCGCCACTGGCGGAGCATGGCGTTCTCTCGAGCGCGCTCGGACACGCGGTCAAGCACGCCGTCCATGGCCTTCCCGACGGCGCCCGCAGCTTCTCCGATCCAATCGCGCGACAGGTTACCCGCCGCATCGGAAAAGGCCTTGCCAGCCCGCGCGCCGGCACCCGCATAGGCATTCTCGATTTGGCCAAGGTCAGGCGCCACAAGGAAGCCGAACTCGACACCCGGGATCCGGTTGATGCCGGCGATCAGGTTGTTGATGCCGTCGGTGACCGTATCAAGCATCGTCTGCAAGCCACGCAGCATCGCATTGACGGCGTTGACAAGCACCTCGGAGATCGCGGCCGGAATGGACGCCAAGCCCTCGAAGATAGCATCGCGCGCGAAGGCAACGGCACCGATCAGCTTGTTGACCAGATCGCGCACGATGCTGAGCGTGGTCGATGCCGCACCGCTGAGGCCCTCGGGGATCGCATCGATGAGCGAACGGATCGCCGCGCTCGTATCATCGGCCAACACCGAGACCAGCGCTCGGAACGTGTCCTGTAGCGTCACGCCCTGCTTATCAACCGTGCTGAAGGCCTGCCCCCAGGCCGTCCCGAAGTCGGCGCCCTGATTGATCGCATTGCGCATCAGGTCGATGTTGAAATTCATCTTATCGCCGAATAGCTCGGCATAGCCGCCGGCGCCTGCGAGCGCGCCGCCGATCAGGCCGATCGGCCCGGCCGCCGCGCCGATGCCGACTGTCATGGCCGCGATCGATGCGAGGATCCGCGGCGAGAACGCAGTAACGAGGGCAGCGCCAGCAACGAGCGCGCCATCAGCAATCGGCTCGATGTTGTCAGACAACGATTTGACCGCCGCGACGAGCGCCTCGGTCGTCCCATAGGTATCGTCGAGCTTACCGATGTACTCTTCGATGTTGTTGTTGAGGACGAGGAAGCTTTCCTCGATCGTCGCCGGCATCTGCCTGAAGATGCGGTCAACCTTGTCAGCGCCGTCGACCAGTGCACCGAACAGTTCATTGACGCTGAGCTTCCCGGCCGCGGCCATCTTGACGATCTCGCCCTTCGAGACCTTCAGCCGATCGGCGAGCAATTCCTGAACCACGCCGGCGTTTTCCATGACGGTGCGGAACTCGTCACCGTCGAGCTTGCCCTTCTGAAGGGCCTGGGAGAGCTGCAGCATGGTCGACGTCTGCTCGGAAGCCGAAGCCGTGCCCAACTTTAGGGCCTTGGCTACCGTCGTCGTGGCCTTGGCAACATCCTCCTCGGACGCGCCGAGTTCGCGCGTCGCGGCGGCCGTGCGGATGTAGAGCTTGGCCAGCGCATCGTTGTCGATGCGCGCATCGTTGGCGAGCTTGTTGAGTTCGCTCGCCGAGCGCAGACGAACACCGAAGATCTGCTCGCCCGCCTCGAGCGCGCGCGACACGCTGTTCCAGCTATCGGCGTACTCTCGAATTTGCTTGGCACCGAGGTAGGCACCAAGCCCGCCGAGCGCCGTGCCCATGCCAAGCACATTCGTGCGAACGCTGCGATTGGTGGTCGCGAACCGGCGCTCGATCGTCCCGAGACTGCGATCGGTCGCCCGCTGAGCGCGCAACAGATCGCGGTCGTAGCGATCCATGCGAGCCTGCAGTTCGAGAATGTACCGATCGAGGTCAACGGCCATCGCTATTCCATCCCAAGAGCCGGTTTTCGTCCGCCTCAGACATCGGCGGCGGCTTGTCGTCTTCGCGCTTATGCGCGTCGTTCCAGCCTTTTACGGCTGCTGCCCATTGCCAAAGCGAGAGGCGGTCGAGGTCCGCAACGGAGAGCCCGCTGACGGTCGCGGCGGAGGCGTAGAAGTCGGCGGCGACGAGGCGCTTTGGCTCTCCTCCATCGCCGCTTCCTGATTTCCCAGGTCATCAACCTCGAAGCCGAACAGGGCGGCGCCGAGCACCGCGCGAGCCACGGGCAACGCCTCCGCCTTCGGCCGGTCGTCGAAGTAGTTCCTCAGGAGCTGGAGGGCCTTGACGGGCTCGGCGCCGCCACCGATGAGGCCAAGGCGGAGCGTCTCGCGCAGATCGGTGACGGAGTAGGCACCGGTAGCAAGGCGTCGGTAAACGGTGGCGAACGGGGCGTCGCACTTCTGCTCCAGCTCAAGGAGCTGATTGACGGGCAGACGGAACAGATAAGTCCCGTCTGCCCAGTCGATGCTGATCTCAGCCTTCAGGTTACTCATCAGGCGGGCTTCGCAACGCGGGTCGGCTGCTGCGTGAACAGAATGGCGATCTCACCCTGCACCTTCTGACCACGCTCACCGGTCTGGCTCAGCGTCGTCAGGATGGCCGGGCCGTTCTCGTATTCGGTGTCACCGGTCGCAGCGTTGACGTTGCGGATTTTGACGTTCTTCGGCGCCGCCGAATAGAACCAATCGAGCAGCATCTCGTGGTTCTGCTGAGCCCAGACGCCGGAGCCCGAAATGCTGACCGCGATGCTCGCGACGTCGGCCTCTTCGTAGCCGGGCAGGTCTTCGTTGGCGCAATCGGGCACGACGGTCGTATTCGTCGAGGCCGTGCGCTGCACGCCTTTCGACGTCAGGCCGCAGATGACCGAGAACACCTCAGGGTCCTCGCCGTCGCCGACGAGGACCTGGAACTGACCAAAGGTTTCCGTAATAGCGCGCGCCATGGCTGAGATCTCCCGTTAGATGGCGGTGGTGAGGACGTTGAAGACGGCGATGCCCATCCTCAGACGCGGATTGTCGGCGTCGCCCAAGTAGTCGGTGCGCTCATATGTGATCTCGTCGAGATCGTGCCCGTCGATTGGGAACGCGGCATTGTCGAGGACCGAGCGGACCCGTCCAGCGATTGTGGCGCACTGGATCGGCCCCGCGTGCTCGGCGAAGACGTGAACGCGAAGCGTGATCTGCGCCCCCTCACCACACTCGTCGTCGTAGGGCAGCGCGCGCGGCACGGAGAGCCGAATGAAAGGTGCATCAAGCGGCACACCCCAATCTGAGACGACGCGATCAGCCACGGCCGATGCAATCTGCGCGTCAGCGAGCAGCTTGGTCCGCACGGCCGCGAAGAGCTTGTCGGTCGGGTCGGCGCTCATTGGCCCGCCTCGACGCGGCGGCCCTTGCCCTCGGCTTCCGCCTGAGCGGCAACATCCTCAGACACGGGCAGCACGCCCGGCTTGTAGACGAAGAGCGCCAGCGCCTTGCACAGCACGCACTTGCCGCGCGCCCAATGCCAGAACTCGCCGGTAAACTCGAAGAGCACCTTGCTCATGTGAACCACCTTCCGACCCGGCCGAGGAAGCCGAGCTTGACGGCACGTCGCGCGCGCCGGCGGATTTCACCGATGTTTTCCGCGTAGGCGCGCGAGAGAAACGGGCGCGGCGCCATCTTCGATGTGCCGTGCTCGAGGTAGCTTGCGTATTCGACGTTGGCGCTGACCTGCACCGTGAGTACGTCGGGGCGCTCGGCCACCGTCGCCGTGATCGACTGGTGCAGGCGGCCCGTGTCGGCGGCTGGATACTCACCCGGGGCCGACGCTTGATGCCGCGCACCCCGACGACCGCGCGATCGATAGATCCGACCCGTCTTAGGCGGGTTGATGATGCCCTCGACGGCCGTGTTCTGAATGGCCTGAGCACCGCGCAAGAGCACCTGGCGCACGCCCGCCTGGCTGTTCCGCCTGATGCGGTCCAACTTGATGCCGACCTGACGTCGGTTGCGGATGACGGCCACGGTTAGACGGGCATCCCTGCCACCTGCCACGTTGCATCGGCAGGATCGGATGTGACGTCGACCACGGTATAGCGCTCGACGGTCTCATTGAGCGGCCGTGTCGCGCTAATCTCATCGCCGAGCTCGGGCTTGGGCGTCTCGCCCTGGACGATGACGATCTTGGCTGTCTTCGGATCGTAGCCCTTCGCGGCCATGATCTTATGATCCCACCGAGAGACAAAGCCGCGACCGGCGTGATCCGCGAACGTGCGGACGGCCGCACCGTCTGTATTAAGGGTCATCGACGCCTTATGCAGCGTCGCGGCCGGGAATACGTCGGCCTCGGCACCGAGCGCGTCGCGCAGGGCGCTGCCGATTTCAGCGAGCAGGCTCATACGACGAGCACCCGAGGCGAGTTGCGGCGCAGGAGCGTCAGATAGCGTTTGCCGTAGATCGTCGTCCCATAGGCTGCGTCGAACGCGCCACCGGACGACTTCTGACCTTCGTATTCGATTTCAACGGTGTCGGCTTTCACCCGCTTGATAGCGCCCGCTTTCGAGGCGGCCGACACGCCGCCAGCGGAACTCTCTTCGGCGATCAGGTGCGCGGCGAGATACATCACGCCGTCCTTGTAGTCGCCTTCGGGCCAGCACTGCGAAACGGAGCGTGCGGCCTCAGCCAGCATGGCCGTCACCACCGCATCCGCCACCAAAGTGAACTTCGGATGCCGAGCTTTGAAATCGGCCGGGGTCGGGAGCGCGTAGGCCATGCTGGATAGTCCTTCGATCGAGATCGAAAACGTTACTTCTTCGGCGTGTCGGGCTTGCCGTCGCCGCCCTTGTCCTTCGCTTCTTTGGCCTTGTTGGCCTCGGAGGCGGTGACTTCCTTCAACTCGCCGCGGTCGAGCCAAGCGGCGATGTTCGGCTTCTTGCGCAGCTTCTTCCAAGCTGCGTCGTCGACGGTGGCAACCTCGCCGGGCTTCAGCTTGAGCTTGAGCGAGAGGATGCCGCGCGGGCCGTCGGCCGCGTTCATGATGATCATGTCTGGTTTCCCTGTGTTCTGTGGAGCCGTGGACGCGCGGGAGCGTTTGCCCCCGCGCGGTGCGCCTTAGATGCCGTCGCGATAGCGAACGGCGCCGGGGCGGCGGATGTCAGTGCCGCCGATGCGGTAGGCAGCCGGCACCTTGTAATCCAGCATGATCTGCTGGACCGGGAAGAAGCGGAGCGGCATCGGGCGATGCAGCTTCAGCACGAGCGGATCGCGCCGATAAGCCACCATGCGCTTCGTTCCGCCAGCGCCGGCCGTCTCGAGCTGACGAAGCGCTCGGATCTTGAGCTGCCGGCCCGTCTGCGCCGTGTAGGCGTTGACGCGCATGACGTGCTCAAGGATCGTCGTCGTCATCGTGGCATCGAGGCGGGTCGTCGCGATGTAGCTGTAGCGCGAGGGCGGCAGCAGGAGCGTGTCCGCCAACTCGATGGTGTTGCTGTCGAGGTAGACGTCGAGCAGCGCCTCGTTGATGTCGGCGAGGATCTCGTCGGGCGTCTTGGTGTTCCACTCGGGATCCGTGCTCGCGCCGTCCGCCACGTCCGCCGTATCGACGGCCGAGGTGTTCAGAAGGCCGGAATAGCCCTTCTGCGTATCGCCGACGTAGGCGACTTCCTCGCAATGACGCTCGTAAGCGTCGCGCGAGGCGATGGCGAGGTCTGCCGTCAGGGGGATGCCGAGCATCGCAGCCTGGCTGATCTCCTGCAGGTTGTAGCCGTAGCCGATGCCGCCCATGGCGACTTCGGTCTCGTGCTTGGTGCGGTTCCCGTTCACCATCGGGAAGTCCTGCGCGAAGCTGTGAATCCACGCAGCCTTGCCGGTGTAGTCGGCCGAGAAGTAGGTGACGGTCGTCGCCCAGGGATGAGCGCTCTCGTCGATCGGCACGAACTCCGGATAGGTGATATCCGGATAGAGCTTCTTCCAGACCTGGCTCTCAACGTGCGACGTCTGCGAGATGACGAAGCTGAGCGCCGCCTGGGCGTCGAGCATTTTCATTGCGAAGTTCCTTTCGCTTGAGCGGGGATGGAGGCGGCGGCCCGTTACTGCAGACGGATGAGGCCGAGGTTGCCCGAGGATGTGGTCCGCTCCCAGACCGCGTTCGGGATGAGCGTGTTGTCGGTCGCGACGTTCGTGAGAGCACCGGTCGCCGTGTAGTAGACGGCATCGCCGTCAGCGACGTTCGCGCCCGGGATGGCGAACATCGTGCCGCGGGTCATCACCGCGACAGTGTTGCCCTGCTTGTAGGCGTCGTTGTTCGCTGCCGGCAGGGTGATGTCGCGCATGGTGATGCCGACGAACTTGCCAGCGGCGCCGACTTTCACCTGATTGTCAGCCGTGCCGCGGATGACGGCGCGACCGAACGCGAGAGTGGCGTCCTCGCAGATGCGCGACACGGCCTCGTAGGACCGCATGTCAGCAATCTGACCCTCGTAGCCAATATCGGGCGCAGCGTTGTAGTTGGGCTGAACGTTACCCATGGTTCCTGTCTCCTATGTGCCGAGGTTGTGGGAAACGGGGCGCCTTACGACGCCCAGGCCTCGCGCTGCTTCTTCAGCGTCTCGTCGCGCAGACGATCTGCGTCATTGGTGGCAACGATGCCGCCCTTGAGCGCATCGCGGATCTGATCAGCGCCATCGGTGGCGCCACCGATCAGAACGAGGGTATCGAACTGTGCCGAGATGAACGCGTCGTCCTTGCCCTTCACGGCGTCGTCGCCGAGCTTGGACGTGACGACTGCCTTGCGGACTTCGGCAGCCGACTTGCCCTTGAAGCTGTCGGCAAGGCTCGGAGCGAGGGTCTTCGCCTGGTCGATGAGCGCCGAGCGCTTGTCGAGCATGGCCTCCATCTGATCTGCGGTCGGGATCTTGGCCTCGACGTCCTTGAGCGCCTTGGCGTGATCCTCGACCAGCTTTGCCTTGTCGGCCTTCAGCGTGTCGAGCGCGGCGTTGGCGTCGGCGAGAAGCTTCGTGCTGTCACCGAGCTGCTTCTGCAGCTTCTCGATGGCCTGGGCACCCTGATCGGTGACGGCGATCGTGATCCCGTCCACCGTAATGTTGCGAGTGGTCATGGTCTGGTCTCCAATGGTGGCGGGCTCACGCTCACTCTTCGCATCGGGAGTGCCCTTGTCCCCGATGCGACATGCCGGACCAGCGCGCCCGCGCTCGACGAGCGCCGCATGGTTGATCCGAATGTCTCGCTGAATGGCTTGGTACTTCTGGCCGTTAGGCGTTACGCCGTCGGCAAACTCGAGGCGAACATCGTAGCCCATCGAGATCTCACGCACGCCGCTTTTAACGGCCTCGATGGCCTGAGCGTCCATGAGCACGAGCGGCACCCGAACGAAGCCACCATCGCGGGCCACCTCGCCGCCGACGTTGCCGACGCTGAGTTGCTTCCAGTTGTCCGCCGTGACGGCCGACGTCGGGTGATTGATCGTGACCGGTTTGAACGCGTAGCTGGCGAGGCTGTCCTTGTTGAACACCTCTTCTTCCGGCCGATAGACGTTGACGGTTTCAAGATCGGGACGCCCGACCTCGTGACCTGCGTACTGCTGAATTCCCGAGCGGGCGGCGCGGACATCGGCCACCATGTAACCATCGCGCGTGATGCGCGTGCCCGAGATCTCGGCCTTGTCGAGCATCACGACGGTTCTGAAATCGGGCATGGCGCCATCCTTTACTTTTGCCTTCGGGGCGAAGAGGCCGACGACGAGGAAGTCGAAGACGAGCGGGAATGGAGGTGGCGCAAGGCTGTCCACGGCAGGCTCGCCGGGCCATTTGTAGGAAAGCGAGACGTGCGGCTTGAAATCCGCGAAGGTCGGCTTCGCGCCGTAAGAGGTGATGAAGAACTCCCGCATGGCGGTGAGCGTCTGGTGATCCGCGAGACGCAATACCGGCACGCGGTCATCGACACCGAACACATCGAAGCCCGAGGCCTCGACAGTCACCGGCTCGATCCATCGCGCGCCCTCCGGAATAGAGACTGCATTCTCGGTGGCGAGCAGGGTTACGTGGAAATCAAAGTCCCAATTCGTCTGCGGCCATCCGCTGTGGCTCCAGGCCAGATCGAAGCCCTGAGCGATCGCCCACTCGCGGAGCGCATGCTGCGTATCGGGCGTTGCCCGAAGCATGACGATGCGCCGCCCTTTCGAGACGGTCTGCGTGCGGTCGAGCATGTCAGGACCTCAGCGGTGAAGCGGCGTCACTGTTGATGGTGCAGCGCTGTTCGCCGCGATGAGCTTTGCCGCCCGGTTCATCATGCCTTCCCAAGCTCCCGTCGAGCGGTCGAGGGCGTCGGGCGTCATGCGTCGGCAGAAGGCGGGGAATTGCATCTCGCGCTCGCGCCAGAGCTCAAGGGCAAGCCTTTCGACCTCGGCAGCGCGTATCATTCGAGCACTGCCAAAGCACGGCACCGGCAATTGATCGCGTGACCCGGATGCCCGTCAGAAGGCGGCTTCGACCACTCAAAGATCTTGTCGTTGCGGTCCATATGGTTCTCGCGAGCCCGGGGAGGGTCCATCATCGAACGCCACTTGTATTTCGTGATGCCAGCCTGCCGCTGACGGAACTCGTTCATCGCTGCGTTGAGCTTTGACGCCTGGTCGCGCGCGATGAGCTTTGCCCTGCCCCGCCCGATGCCCTCGATCTGGGTGAGCGATCGAGCGATGTTCTCGTTTGTCCGGCCTTCAGTGATGGCCCGGATCGTTTCCTGCGCGATGCGGGTTCGCACATCCTCGGACACGTTGCGGATCAGCCGGGCGAACTCTTCGCTACGAACCGAGAGCAATTCGACCATATCGGCTTCAGAGACCAACGCCCCGACGTCGATACTGGTCGACGTGCGGATCGATCCGACCCACCGGCGCATGTGCCGAACACTCTCGCGGCGCATCGTGCGGCGAACGGCATCCTCGGCCGCCGCAGCGGCACGCTCAGCGGTCTCACGCAACCCCTCGAGGATCGCCCGGATGCGCCCGCCGATGTCGTCGCCGATTTGGATCGGCACGCCAGCGTTCGCCGCGGCGTAGGCCTCCCGCTCTTGGCGGATAACCTCAGTGAGTGGTCCGCGGGCTTCCTTCAGGATCGAAGAGATCATCAAGCCCAGCGAACGCCTCAGATCGAGCTCGACCCCAATCAATGGCCCGATCTCGCGCAGAACCACCCGACGCTTCAGCCTTGCGCGGACCATTGCCGGAAGGTCGAACGTCATCATCGGGCACGTCCTCCGGGACGATTGGCTCGTCGGATTCGAGAAGGTCGCCTATTTCGGCCTCAAGACCGGGATAGGTGCCGTCCTCGATCAACTGGTTGATGAGTGCACGCGCGAAGGGCTCTTCGGGCATGAGGCCAAGACTGGCGTAGTTCTTGGTCGTCTCCGACTTCAGCTTGGAGATGTCGGCCTTTTCCTTCTCGGTCATCTGCCAGAGCGGATTGAACTCGAAGAAGGCATCGGGGGGCACAGAGCCGATGGCATCACACCAGAGGAAGGGGTCGAGACGGTCAAGGATCGGCTGCAGAACGTCGACGCGCAGGCCATCGAGGAAGTCGTAATAATTGCGAGTGTCGTGCTCGCCCGTCGAGTTGAGACCCTTCGGAGAAGTGCCGAGCAAGCGCGTGACGGGAATGTCGGACGCGCCGGCGACGATCTGCAGATAGGCCTGGATCAGATCCGGCAGGCCAGCGAAGCTCGTCTGCTTCCGGTCCCAGTCGTCGTTCTTGTCGAGCAGCAAAGTGTTGTTGATGCTCTTCAGAAGGCTGGCATTCTGGAAGCGCTTGACGAGCTGAGCCGTGCCCTCGTTGGTAGCCAACATCTCCATCATGTCGTGCATCTTCACGACGTCGACCTTAGCCTCGTGGATCAACTCGGCAACGCCTGTCATCGCAAGGCCGGCGTTCTTAAGGGCATCGCTGATGACTTGCAGTATGCTGTCGCCCCAGCACTCCGGATTGGTCTCGATGTCGTGCCGTGGTGTGCCGACGATGCGGATAACGCGCGAGGGGTGAATGTCGACGGATCCGCGGTCGCTCTTGAGGGTGTAATACTTCGGCAGCCCAAAGTTCTCAGAGAGGGGATCGGTCTCGGCCTCGGCCGGCTGAATATCAATGCGGCGAAGCGGGGTGATGTGCCGAAGCCCGCCACGGGTGACATGCTCGGGCTTCAATTCCGTCATTGGTGACACTAGTCGCCCGCCACCGATGACAATGGCGGCGCCACCGTAAAGGCGATCATAGATGAGCGCGGTCGCTATCTTGACGCGGATGTTGTGCCGCTTCTCGGTCTCTTCGATAGCCGAGATCTGATCGGCCTCGGCCTGCCACCCGCGCCACGGCCGCATAATGTCTTTCACCGGCAGGTCGACGACCTTTCGGGACAGCCAGTCGCCGCGATACATGGCGTTGAGTTGCTGAGGCGGCACCTCTGAGGCGACGAACTGATCGAAGACGCGCTTGGAGTTGCCGGCCGCGAGGTTCGCAACCATGTTGATCAAGCCGTCGATGATCTTCAAAGCCAATCCTCCAGCGGACGACCCTGACCTTTGCAGGGGAAGTAGAGCATCATCACCGCGTCGCCGAGGTTTGGCGATCTGGTACCGGGCGGGTTCTTGTCGATCACCAGCTTGAGCCGCGAGCCCTTGCTAACTGTCGGCTGGCTCAGCTCTTGTTGGAGTTGCCGCAGCATCGGCAAGTCTGACGGCAAGCTGATCAGTTCGGACGGATCGAAGCGAATGCCCTCAGTTCGAGCGCGATACGTCTTCTCAAAGCGTCGGCGAAGCGCCCACCATCCCTGAGCCTTTAGGTTGGCGAAGAAGTCCTCATTCTTCGGCGTGTCCCGGTCGGGCTTTTCGTGACGGGCGAGGACGTATCCCTCGGGATCCTGCACAGCCGCGCCTGCGTTCCACTGCACAAAGCGGACGTTCTTGATCTTCCGTGCCGTCTCAGAGTCTCGCGCCAGACGGTTAGCCTCGCCTTTTACGCCAGCACCGACGCCGATGCAGTCGTATTGCAGGTCGATGCGGCCATGCCCTTCGCAGCCGGCAATGGCCCGCCGCGTGGTCTGCCCGGTATCCTGCTCGCCCCACTCCTCGAGGTACTTCAAAACCACGCCCTTGCGCTTGGCAAAGGCATTGCGATCTCCGCCCTCGTCGGCGACATCGAGGGAAGCCATCCATCCGCCGCTATCATCGAAGCCGATCGCTTTGTGGGCATCGATCGCAGCCTCGACCCACTTGCCGGGGATGACGATATCGGCGACGGCGGCCGAGTAGTTGCGCTTCACCTCCTGCTCGAAGACGTGCATCAGGCCGTCGGCCTTAGCCTTCGCCTCGCGCTCATCGAACCACGCCTGATTTTTGGCCGGGTGGTCCGACCAGTCCATCACGAAGACGTTCGCGACGGTGCGGTCGACGGGCTTGCCGGGCGTCCAGAGCTTGCCGCTCATCCGCCGGCGATGAAACACGTTGCCCACGCCGTTGACCGACGAGATGTCGATCTGCACGCGGGTGTTGTCGGCAAGCGCTGCCTCGATCAGTTCCGGCCGCTCATAGTGGGCGCTCTCGTCCTTGAAGTAGATGCGGGTTCTGCCGCCGCGTCCGATGTTATCGCCAGCCTCGCCGGTGATCGTCGCGCCCGTCTCCGGGTTGACGAACTTCATATAGGTCATGTGGTCTTTTGGACTGAACCCGGCCGGCCAGAACTCGCGCGGCAAACCCATGACGATCATGCGCATCTTTTGGAAGATGCTGTCGGGAACCCCGATCTTGTCGACAAGCTGCTCTTTGCGGGACCCCCACCCGATCGACACGCCCGGCCAGAAGAGCCACAGCCAGACAGAGAACGCGCAGCAAATCCACGTCGCGCCCATGTCGCGACACTTCTCGACGAGACCAGAGGCCTCGCCATCAAGGCAGGCCAGGAGGAACTCGACGAGATCGCGTTGCCGTTTAAACGGGATGAACGGCAGTCGCGTCGGCATGTCGCTGCCGGCGTTGCGGGGATCGTAAGTGTCAATCCAGTGCTCGACGAACTCCACCGGATGAGTGCGGTAGAACTCGCGGGCACCGTAAAGCATCTTCGGGTCCGAGCGGACCCTTATGAGTTGCTTCTGCCGCTTACTGAGCGCCGACACATAGTCGGGCGGCCAGACCTCAGTCCCCATCGTGCAGTGATGCCTGATAGGCGTCGGCTGCGTCCTGGGGCGTCATGTCTGCAGTGATCTCGCGCGGCGTCAGCTTGGGCGGCTCACCCTTCTCATCGAGGTTGAAAGCTTGGCGTTCGAGCGGGATCAGAGCCTTCAGCGCCGTAGCCAACTCTCGGATCACGCCAGCTCGCGCCGGCAACCCCACGGCGCGCAGCATGCGGTTGCGCCGCTCGCTATTCTTGTCGCCCGCCGTCTCTTCCTCAATGGCGGCCTCGATCTCCGCGCGATGGGTCGTCGCTTCCTTTAGCTCGTCGATGAGTTCGGTGACGCGCTCGCGACCCTGAGAGATGTCGTTCCTATGGCTCCGGACGACCTGCACACCACGCTCGGCGGCAAGGGTGACAGCCTCCCGCGCGTTGGTTGCTGAAACCTCGTCTGAAACCAGGCGAGCTGAAACCTCTTTCCGAACCTTCTCGGTGAGGTCGCGGGTCCAGCCGTTTTTCTTCGCCCGCTTGTTGATCGCGGTATGGCTCACCCCGAATTGGCGACCGATCTCCACGACGGAAAGCTGCCCAGCGCGATATTCGCGCTCGATACCTTCCCAATCGATCTCGGGCTTGGTCTTTGCTGCCGGTTTCGTCATTCGTAGTGCTCGATCTCGGAGATGCTGACCGGGGCGCCGTCGGCATCGGTGAGCAGCGGAGGCCAGCCGATGACAGGCATGCGCGGCATAGGGTGCTCGGGCACCTCATGAAGGCCACCGATGGCGGCCGAGGTGGCACCGATCAAGGCAACGATGGCGAGGGCGAGGATGCGCATCAGCGGGCCTGCTTAGGTTGATGGGCCCTTACCTGGGCCAGAGCGAGCTTGGCTTCACAGAGATCGGCTTCGACGTCCCTGAGCTGGCCCATGACCTCGCGCTTGATGTCGCTCAGGCGCTCGACGATGGCCTCGAGGTCGGCAACGGTCATGTGCGCCTCTTGAGATAGCCGCCCGGCCCCGCGATCAGGTGAGGCCGCGAAGATGAAAGCTCGGAGCTTGTCATGGGTGTTCGGCTCGTCGTCTTTTCGGCGAGGCCGGGCGGTTCGAAAGGTAGCGGGGCCGGTCCCCTATTCGAGATCAGTCCCCATCGATCGCCTTTAGCACCGGCAAGGCACCGATCTCGCGCTACCGAAACGGTCGCAGTGCCGGGAAGAGACGACATCAGCCGGTGATCAAACCCGGCAGCGGCCTCGGATCAGGAGGCGGTTGTCCCGCGCCAAGCTTAGGGAACATCGCGTGAGCGGCGGTGCGGATCCGCGCCTGCCCTATAGCTTGGGGTCGTCTCTTCCCGGCACTGCGACCGGAAATGAAAAGAGCCGCCTCGGTGAGAGCGGCTCATAGAAACTCGGAACGATATACGAAGTAGGTGATTTGCCTGGACCCCGGCAAGAGGCCGTCAAAAGTTATCGCGGATTTTGACACGCGAGCGCCGCAATCATCCCGCCTCGGTAATTGCTGCCGTCACCTCACCCGATGGCGTCACGCGACATGCGATGCGGTGCTCAAGTTCCAACCCGAACGAGTTCTTTGCGGTGAAGCTCGCCGTCACGTCGGCGCTGTTATCCGCATTGACAGTGACCCTGGACCCCCACCCCGAGAAGCTCACCGTAGATGGATGCCGAGCCGCGCTCTTTGCGTAACGGGAGCAGAGGGTCAGCGCGCGACTCTTGTAATCGATCCGCAAGGCGTTCGGCGGCTCATAGACGCCCTTGGTCGCTATCGCGTGGCGGATTTCCGCGTCTAGCTTGGCGTTGGCGGTCGCGCGCGGATCCTGCAACCGGCCCGTCGGACCGTCGCCACCGTCCCACCCGGTCATGTAGCCATGCGCCTGCGGCTCGGGTTGTCGCACGTCCGCCAGCCACATGACCACGGCCCCGAAGAGCAAAAATGCTACGATCCCTTTTTTCATCGGCCACCCCCGTGAAACAAGTGTTTCATGATCCGACCCCCCGAAGCCTTATTTTTCAGGCCACGGCGTGATGCTCTGCCCCTGAGCTTGTAGCGTCATCAACACCCGAACCGCCTTCGGCGGCGCCGAAGGCGTGCCGCGTGCCCGGTCTCTACCCGCATCCCAATTTGCCACTTGGCTTTTTGAGCATCCAAGCGCCTCAGCAGCCGCGTCTTGCGTGTACCCCAATTGCATGCGCCAGCGCTTGAAGGCCGTATCTTTCATGTGGCTCGCGTAGCACACATCAGAAAAAGATGCAATGGCTGCATTTAAACCCTGGACAAAGATGCAGCGGCTGCATTATATTAAATCATCAGGCAAGCGATGCACGCCCCTGAAGCTGCGGAGATTTCAAATGGGCATCACGACTGAAACGCTCACGGACGGCAGCATCGCCGTCACCCTCGACGACATGGGCGCTTGGGAGGAATTCGCTCTCGCGAACGCCGACGCCATCGTCGAGCGCTACGGATCTCAGGAGAAGGCCTTTCGCCACCTCTGCGACGGCGGCCTGGTCCTCGGCGGGGGCGCGACGCCTGAGGTCGCCGTGTACTTCGCCCAATGACGCAGCGTTCTGAACTTATCGGCAATCCCGATGAGTTCAGCGCCCTGCGCCAGCAGGAAAACGAAAAGCCCGGCAGCGGCTGTCACCGCTCCGGGCCGTGTCTCAACCCAAACCTCTCACGGAAAGGATCTTTGACATGCCTACATCTATCATCGGACGCGCCGTCGCGCTAGTGGCGGGCGTCATCTTCACGGCCGGGGCGCTGGCCATCCTGCTCGAGGAAGTCGTTCTCGGCAGCGCTGACTTCGCCCTCAAGCATGGCCTGACCGTCGTTATCGTGTCGGGCACCATGCTGACCGGCCATCTCGTCGTCGAGGCTTGGCGCTCGCGCCACTTCCTCGGCGCCCTCGGCTTTGCCGTGCTGTTCCTCACCGGGACGGCGCTCGTGGTCTACAAGAGCACGGGCCGACAGGCCGAGCACACGTTCCAGAGCCAAGCCGAGGCCGATTTTGCCGCCGAGGAACGGGCGCGCATCAAGCCGCTGCTCGCACAAGCCGAGGCCATGCATTCTGGGACGGCCAAGAAGCTCGCCGACGACTGTGTGAACGGCAAGCGGGGAAAGGGCCACTGCGACGGCCTGCGCGCCACGCTGACCGTCTACGACGCCGCGGTGAAGGGCCACAAGGCCGATCTGGATCGCCTCGGCGCTCCGAAGCCTGTGGCCCCGGAAGCCGAGAACTTCGCCGCGCTCGCCGCCGTGTTTGGCGCCGACAAGGCGAAGATCAAGGCAGGCTCGCTGCTCGTCGTCCCGTTCGTGCAGACCATCCTGTTCGAGCTCGGCGGCATCTGGTGCCTCGGTTTCGCGTTCCGCCATCGTCCGGCAACCCGCAAGGCGAAGGCAACCGGGGAAACTGTGACTACGCAACCCCGGCAACCGTTGCCGATCGAGACGGCGCAGACCGATTTCTACGCCGACGACATCGAGGCAACCCGGTCAACCATCATCGGTGACGACCAAGACGACACCGATGCCGGAAACGGTGGCAACTCAGGCAACCCGAGCCGCCCCAAGGGTGGCAACGGTGGCGGCAACCGTCAGGCCTTCGAGGCGGACGTTCTGACCCGCCTCGCCCTTGGCCAGACGATCGAGTGCCAGGACGATCTCGCCCTGGCGCACGGCGTCAACAAGGGCACGGTGTCGAAGTGGCTGAAGGACATGCGGCGCCGGGATCTCATTCCCGCTGCCCAGCGCGTCGGCCGGTGCCATCGCCTTGTTGCCGCAGACTAAAACCATTTTATCGAGTTCAGTAAAATGGTCGAACCCCGGAGGCTCAGGCTTCCGGGGTTTTTTCCTGGTTGTAACAATTCGTGATCTAAATATTATGTATGGCGCTTGACATACAGCGTCAATCTGCTAAATTAGTGTTGTTAGCAAGGCAATGGGCCAACCCGAAAGGACGAGAAATGGCACACTACATCCTCATCGACAATCACTCTGGCTACATCTGGTCGGACACCCGCGATCTCAACGGCTGGTCAAACTCGGAGTGGACCGACGGCAATGGCGGGCCGGAGGAGGCCTGTAAACTGACCGACGAAGATCTCCACGTGTATGGGCGCACATATGAGCGCGCGTATGGTCTCGCATCCAACGAAACCGGATATCACGTATACCGCGTAGACGTGAATGGGTCTGAGGCTGTCGGCGTCGTGGAGGACGGGCAGGATCAGGAGATGATCAGCGCTGTCGAGCGCCACTGCCAGCGCGTCGCGACAATCAAGACAAGAAACGAAGAGTGACCCCACAACAGATGGCCCGAGCGCGAGAGCGTCTCGGGCTTACTCTTGAGCAGATGGCCACGATGTTAGGCTATTCAGGAGTGCAGCGACGGCAAATGCAGTATGACCTGGAAACAGGTCGCCGGGACATCCGGGAGCCGCAGCGTCGTCTAGTAGAGGCATACCTAGCGGGATACCGTCCGAAGGACTGGCCCGCGTAAACTCACCCCGGAGGCTCAGGCTTCCGGGGTTTTCTTTTGCAGAGCGTTTGCCAGCATCTCGTTGGCCTCATCAGCCGACACAGGGTCCGTCTCGTAGCCGTATTTCAAACGCAAGCGTTTGAACTCGGCCCGCTCCGCCGATTCCCTATGTTTGTCTGAAATCTCATTCAGCACCCGCAGGCCTTCGGCTGTACACCTTGCCGTGAAGTCTACCCGCCCAGCGCCGCTCAGATGGGCCAGATCGAGACGCACGCTCGTCCCCATCTCGATGAGGCCCAGATCACGAAGGCCTACGTAGACCTTTGCGCGGTCCTGGGTGCAGGAAATCCTGCATCCTCCAATGGTCCAGACCAGCGCATCGATGTGCTCCTTCGTGAGCGTCATCGCGCCTTCTCCATTGCCTCTATCGCGGCGCGGGCAAGGATTCGCCAGCTTTCCAGATCATCAATAGCCGCGTCGCCATAGAAATCCTGCCCTGGATGCGCTTCTTCCCAACGAAGCCGGGCTTCAGGTTGAACATAGTATTCGACGGGGCTTTGAAATTTGTCAGCCGCGTCGCGGAGGGCGATGGCAACGCGATCAACCCGCTCTAGCGATGAGATGAGCTCTCCCAGCCAATACGCGGCGGGGCCAGCGGCTTCACGCTCCATTGCTGCCCTGGCTTCAGCCAGCGTCATGTTCGAATGAGCGACGATGTTGCCGGCCGCGTCCTTGATCTCAACGCGGTCGGCAGTGATCACGTAGGCCGTCATCGTGCTTTCTCCCCTTTCACGATCTCCCGCACCTTCTTGAGCGTCCGCCGGGCCTCCGCCAGCGCGGATCGCCAGCTCGGCAGGTCGTCCTTGCTGCCGGCGTAGGCTTGGATCGTCTCCTCGAGCCAGGCGATGCGGCCGAGCAGGTAGTCCTCGATTTCGCTGATCTGCTTCTTGCTCATCGCACTTCAATTAATCCTTGCCCGGTTTTCGTCCAGACGCTCGATAAGATACCCCCACCAGCCCTCGAACTGCCGCCGATGATAAGCGACCCGCACCGCGACACGGCGATGAAAATCAGATAGATCGCTCATTGCGGCCCCACTGCCCGCCAGAGCCACTCATGCGGGTCCGACTTTACTGCGGGCTTCCGCCGCTTCAGGCGCTTTCTGGCCGGTTTCTCGGGAGAGATCTTGCCGATAGATCCCGTCTCGATCGCAGCCGCCTTGAGGGCTACTATGGAGGCCCTGAGCTTCGCCGTTTCGACGCTCAGGGCCTTGGCGCTCGCGGCTTCCCTCGCTCGAGCGCTGTGCTGTTTCAGGACGTCTGCACTGTAGCGGCGGACCAATTCTTCCGCGGCCTCAGCCCGACGCAACAACCCTGCCTTGACCTGCTCGACGTAGCGGATCCGATGCTGTGCGCCGGCCAAGTCCGCCCGGCACGTCTCGAGTTTGTCATCCGCAGCATCGAGATCTTCGGAAAGCCGTTCGATCGTCGACGTCCCGACGGCGAGCAGGATGGCCGCGCTCAACCCCAGCGCCGCAACGGCACCGATGGCACCCACGACCCGCAAGACCTCCGACATGCGCCAATTCCCGCATTTTTGACGCATATCTGCCTGATATGTCCGCCGCGCGCCCATATCAGGCCACCCTCACACGGCGCTCGTCGCTCTCGCGCAATGCCACCGATGTCAATCTGTCCGACCTTTTCTGCCACCGATCACGCTCGATCGGTGGCGCAGTGCGAAGCCGGACGGCATCGGTGTCATGACTGGCACGGATCTCGTCCATCTCGCCCTGAGTTTTAGGCAGGCGGCCGTGCCGGTGGCAGAAATCCCACAGCGCGACGATCCATCCGCCATGGGCCGCCCGATGCCCGATGCCCGACCGCATCATGCGGTCGGTTTTCGAGCACTGCTCGCTCTGCCACTGATCATAGGCATCCTTCACATTGGCCAGATGCGCACACGCAAGGATGATCGCTGCGGTTCCAGCGGCTCGGCTCGCCTTCTCGCCGATCAACCCGGTCGTGCGCGCGCCCCACTCGGCCACCGTCAAACACCGCTCGGAACCCTGCTTGATCTCTTCCAGCACGAAGTTGCGGATGCAGGATCGGAACGGCTGCTCGATCCGGTCCATAACCCAGTCCAGATCCCGACCGGCGATCTCTTGCCGTTCAGTGAGCGGCAGGCGCTTCGACGGGTCCGAGGACCCGCCGACTGCCGTCGGATCGGCAACGCGGCTTGCCGGCCGGGTTGCCAGATAGGTCATGCGCAACCACAGGGCAGACTCGTACTGCCGCGCCGACAGGCGGTCTCGCATGTCTTCAAGCGCCCAAGCGAAGCGGTGCGCCTTCGGCTGCCCGGGCGTCACCTCGATCTCCTGGGGCGCCGAGATGGCGTGCGCGACGCGCTCCGGCGTTGGCGCTGTAGGGTGCGTGACCTGCCGCATCCGGGCCGCAGCGGCGTTGAGCGCGGCGATGTTGCGCTCTCCGATGGCGATAGCGTCCCGGTCGGACGCTGGCACGGTCTCGAGATCGACGCCGAGCTGCTGCAGGGCCTTGAACGTGCGCCGCTGAACGGCCGCGGCGCGCCGACGCTCCTTTTGGTTCGCATCCGCCATCAGACAGCCTTCTCGATGACGCGAGCGACTTCGGTAACGGGCACGTTGAGACGCTGCGCGATAATCCACGGAGGCGTTTCCTCGACGTGCAAGGCGCGGATCTGCTCATCAGGGACGAAGCCAAGGTCGGCGCTGCGGCTGAACTTCGGCGACGGGTCGTCACCGGCCGCGTAGGCGCGCGCCAGACGGGCGATCTCGAAATAGGTCTCGTAATCCTTGGCTGATACAAGAACGCGCTCATTGATCACGCGCGAGGCGTAGATCACGGTATTATCGTTGCGGCCAAAGGCGCGGCCGATCTGAGCCCAAGGCTGCTCGGTCAATTGCTTCGCAACGGCCATCGCCATCTGACGCGGCTCAACAAACCGTTGATGACGGTCGCGAGCCTCAAGGTCCCCGTTCGATACGCCGTAGACGGCGCACGTTGCACGCTTCACGTGGTTGATCAGGATTCTGGTCGTCATCCGCTTTCCCCTCAAAAGGCAGACGCTCACTTGGTCGAGACAGCAGCCGCGATCTTCTCGCGACGGCCAAGAACGTGTCGGCCGAGCTCGGCCAGCTTTTTGTGGTTCAGATCCGGATGCGCGTTGATGTCGCCGCGCTCGATCGCTTCAACCTCTCGAACGAGGCTCGCAGCCGCGCTCTTCAGCGCGCCGATCTCTGTGCCGGCCGGCATGCGGGCGTTCCGGTAGATGAAATCGTAAAGCTGGGCGTGCCATTGGCCCTTGATGGCCTCGATGCCCATCGGCGAGCCCAGGAGATCCAAGGCCAGCCGATGCCGTTCCGGTGAGAAGCCGGAAGGTTGCTTGTTGACCGTCAGCATCGGCGTGCGCTCAGCCTCGATGACGCGCTTGGCGCTCTCGCAGGCTGCAATGCATTCCGAGGGCTCGGGGAAGTAGGCGCCATCCTTTTTCTTGCTGCGCGTTCTGACCACGGTGTCGGCAGCTCGCGAGAGCACGTCTGGCGCGTAGTGCCCGAGCTGGCGCACCATCAAGCCGGTCCAGAGCGCCTCGTCGCCCTCATCCTCGAAACGCGGCTTGGGAAAGCACAGCGCGACGATGGAGATGAATTTGCCCACCGCGTCGCTCATTGGCGCCCCCCTGCATTCGAACGCTCAGCCGCCTCACGCGCAAGCCGCATCGTGCGCGCAGTGCTGCCCTCTTTCGTTCCACCTTGTGAGTTGCCTCGAGAATTTCGCTCGACGGCAGCGTTGTATCTCCGGTCGCGATCTCGCGCGTCACGAACGATGCCGGCAAGCTTGCGCTCAACCTGTAATTTGAGACCGGAATTACTGCTCCGCTGAATGCTTCCGGCCGCCTCGATGAGCGCCAGATCTAGCGCAACCTCGTCGCCACCAAACCGCTCGATCCAAGCTAAACGGGTTCCGTTGAGAAGGGTCAGCTTGCCCCCGACGAAGCGAACATCGGGATCATCATCCGCGCCGAAGGCGCTGCGCCAGTCGGTTACAGGCTGGACGTGTGAGGGGGTTGGGGGAGATTCTAACTTAGAAATAACTACTTCCGAAGGAAGTCTATTTACGCGCGCGGGCGCACGAGACGCGAGCAACTGGTCGGGTTCAGTCGGACCAGTCGGGTCAGACCCGACCGGTTGGCGGTATGTGGACCGGTCGGGCCCGGCCCGACCACTCTCATTCTGTGACCGGTCGGTCCCGGCCCGACCAGTTCGCGCGGCGTCAAGGGCGTGAACGATCTCGTCGACGACATGCTGCGGCAGCACCGAGAACTTTCCAGACTGACCCAGCCCACTCTGCTTGGTGATGTCGGCGACCTTCAGCGCCCTAGTGGCTTTAAATATCGTCTCTCTGTCGCGCACACTCGCGGCGCGCTGGAGCTCAGGCGTGCGGACCTCTGCGACACCATCGCGGTCGGCCTCGGCAATTATTTTCGCGCCCACGCACTTTTGCTGCGCAGTCAGATCAGCACGATCGAGTAATGCCTTGATGCGCTCGACCTTTCCTGCCGGCGTCAGCTTCTCATCGGGCGGAGGACCGTTGTGACCAATCATGAAGATGCACCCTCATGAAACAATTGTTCGATCGGGCTCTCGCAATAGGCGAGGAAATATTCAGGGAGCCGTTCCCGCGCCAGGTCCGCAGCCTCGCGGCAAATGCTGATCAGCTTGCCATCGATGGCTTTCGTGTCGATACCACTCATGCCTGCCCCCAGAACTCAGCGGCCTGCCACGGCTCAACAACGACGGCGACAAGGACAGTCCCCTCGCGACGCAGAATGCACTCGAGCGCATCAGCAGCCGCGAGCAGGCCTGCCCATCCACCGAATGGCACGCGCTGGATGGCGCCGCGCTGGATGGCGCCGCGCTGGATGGCGCCGCGCTGCACGAGCAGCACCCATTCGGGATCAGAAGTTATTGAGGGTTTTTGCGCGTTCGGGACATTGCAAGAACGGCGCTGATCTAGTAGTGTCATCGTCGCTGCTCCTACAGCATCTTGCGTCCCGCTCGCTTCCAACGAGCCCGACGCCCTTCCGATAAAAAGGCCCCTGCTTCCAACAGGGGCCTTTCGCGTTATGCGGCGAGCGGCATCGGCTCGGCCTGGATCTCTTCATCATCGGCGACGTCAGCGGCAACCGGGATACTCACGAACGTCGGCCGGCCTTCACCCTTCGAACGCATGTCGCGCTTCTCGCTCACGCAGCCGAGCGCGCACAGCAATTGCGAGAGCGTCTTGTCCTTGATCGGCGGCCACGGGCGCGGCGCATAGCCTTCACACTCGTCAGACTTGGCGCGCCCGCGGCGCATGGCGTCGTAAGACCATGCGAGCCGGCGGAAGCGGATCGATTCACCGCCGCAGAACTCGATCATGTCATCGAGGAATGCGCGTACCGCCTCTTCTGGGGTGAGCATCTGAGGCAACTCGGGCCACGGGATCTCATCGGTGCCGTCGACCGTGGCAACGGTTGCCACCGGTGACGGATCGAGACCCGGCAACACGGGCATCGGTGGCAACTCGGGCGCCACGGATTGGAAACCGGCGTCGTTGTCGGCAACCGGCGGGCGGGGCTTGAACAGGAACGGCGCTACCAGGCCAAGGATCAAGGTCGTCTTTAGCATCGCATCGCGCCCCCGCGCGGTTAAAGAGGCCGGGCACGAGGCCCGGCCAAGTCTAGGGAGGAAACGCCCAAGGAGGGCTCGACAACGCCGGATCTCTCCGACGTCATCGCGAAGCGAAGGAAGACGCTGCAGATGCGCGCCACGCACCTTGTCGGCAGGTGAGCCCAATCGACCCCCGACAATCCCCCTTCGCTCGGCGATGACGTCGAGCGCTACGCACTGAGACTTAAACTCAACTGAGAGCCATCAACTCGTGCGCAGGGGCGCAAAAACGGCTAGACGCTTGGGCGACGTGAAACTATGACGCTACGCGATGCGTGCCCGCAGAGTTCAAACGAAGCGCTTCGTTCGCCCGATAGATCACGTCCGGACCAACCCCCGTCAGGCCGATAATCACCGACCAATGCTCATCGGGAATTCCGTTCCGCCTCCACTTCTGGACCGCCCAATGACTGACCGGCCGATAATGCTGACTCACGGTCGCGAACTTGGCGCTGGCTCGCTCAATTCCCGTTGGCCCGCCCGCCAATCTGATAAGGTCCTCGACCGAACTAGGGTCAGCCGTGAGATCGCGGGGATGGCTGGTCATCGTTTGAACCATGCCCCGCATCATATGGATCATTTTTCCACTTGTCTAGGGCGAACGTTCCAGGCTATGGAAGGGGGAGAGGTTGCCTATGCTATTAGAATGGCATAAGCGCCTCGGGGCGTGGGTTCAGCACGACGGGCGGTCGGTGCCTGAACTCGCGCGTGCGGCGGGCGTCAATGAAGAGACGGTTTATAAATGGTTGCAGGGCAAGGTTAAGAACCCGCGCAACCCGGAGGACCTTGATCGGTTCTTACAGGTTATAAACAGGAAAAGGATCGAGCTCTTCTTCGATGCGTCGGCGGTAGGTGAACCCTCTATCCGCGAGGTTCCTTTGCTTTTGCTGAAGAACTTGAAGGGCCTAGAGCGCAGCCAAGATATTCGCGCCCGCTGGGACGGTGGGTCTGTGGCTCAAGTGCCGGTAACAGTTAGCTCCGACGCGGTCGCCATCCGCCTCGACAACGAGGACGGGATACTGGGTCGGCCGGAAGGTGACACAGAGTTTCACGTCGGCGACATCATCGTCGTGGAACCGCAAAAGCCGCCCGTTCCCGGAAGCTACGTTTTTGCGGTCGTCGAAAATATCAAGAGCGTGATCTTCGGCAGCTTCAAACCATCGAGATTGGGCGCGACAGACGATTTCTCCATTCGCGTGCCGAACCCTGATTTTCCTGACGTAGAAATTTCCGAGGCAAACCCCGGCTTTGTGCTGGGACGCGCAACTAAGCTCATCCGCGACCTGTAAGGCTCCGGCAGCTTCCTCCAATAGGGGAAGCCACGCGCGCGAAAATTATCTGGAACATTTTTCCAGTTTTCTCTTGACGCCAATTCTAACTGGAATATTCTTCCACTGCATCGGCGGCGGACACGCAGCCGGCAGACGAGGGGGAGCCGCCAGCATCGTGCGGGGTTCCAAGGCGGCTTCCCCGTAAGCATCCAATTTTGTGCGCGCGTCAGGCCCGATGAGGTCGCCGTGTCTAATTCAATGATCTATTCGCCTGACACCGATCAGGCTCGCTTTGAGGGCTACCAAGCCGCCCGTCGCGGTGAGTGCTACCGGTCCTGCCCTCACCCTTATCGCACGCCTCTGCGCACCGCCTGGCTCGAGGGCTACCGCTCTTGGCTCGACGGACGTCGCATGGTCAACCCATCCGCGCCACGCGCCGACTTCAAGACGGGGGTGGCGGCATGAGCAGCGTCGACTATCGCGACGGCCGCGATGCCGTCAGCGGCGAGATCATCCCGCTCTTCCCTCAGCACGACACGCCCGAGCATTTCACCGACGCAACGCCTCGTAACGACTTCGCGGCTCAGGCCACGCAAATCCTGACCGGTGAAGAGCGCGAGCGCCGGCTGCGGGACATCAAGCTCCGGGCCTCCATCGGCATGCTGCTGGACCTCATCACCGAGGCTCAGAACGGCAGCGGCCATGCCTGCAGCCGTGTCGTCCAGGCTGCTACGTCGGATCTCATCATCGCCATGCTCGGTGAAAGGCTCAAGGAAGCCTTGAGCCTGATCCCTGGCCACGCCGAGAACGCGCGCGTTCGCACGCGGATCGCAACAGCTCTCGACGCGGCGGGCATCCGATGAGCGACGCAGCCAAGCGAGCACAGCATGACGCCGCGTTCGGCGAGCCGCTTCGGCACGCCAAGGCGCGCGCAGATTGGTGGCTCGAAAAGCTGATGACCTACGGCGACCGGTCGAAAGGCAGCGGGCTTCTCATCGCCCTCGCATTCGACAAGGCCGCCGAAGAACACCAGTTCGCGGCGTCGAGGGAAGCGGCGTCGCGTCGGTATCACGGGCTCGACCCGGAGTGAGTATTTCGAGATCCACGCATGCGGGACACCGGAATTGACCGAGAGCGTGGAGCAGAGCGGCCCTAACGGGTGCAGCTCGTGTCTGATCCGGCAGATGGCCGGTGGCCTCGCCACCCGTGAAATCCAACGTGAGCCCGGAGAGCAGCCGGGCGCGGATTGACAGACCGGAGAGACGGTCACCGATTTCGCCCGCAAGGGCGTCCGAGAAGGTGGGCGGGGTTTGGTGGGATCTGCAGCGCCTTAGTCACGCGGAGAGAACACTCGGAACGTCGGCGAAACGGCGTGGCGGCTCGGAGAGACGAGCAACAATTTTGAGGGGATTTTTCTCAATGATCGAAGCCCAAACCGTCGAATTTGACCCGCCCTCTGAGGCCGTAACAGCGCCTGCGCAGGCCGATAGTTCCACCAACACCGCAGTCGCCACGCGTTCGGAAGCGGAACCACCGGCGACCAGCAATCAAACCGCGCAGATCTTCAGCATGATCGAGCGCCTCACGCTCGATACCAACGTTCCGATCGAGCGCGCCGAGCAAGCATTCGGCTTTTGGCAGAAGGTACAGGCCGAGCAGGCCAAGAAGGCCTTCACGGCCGCGATGATCGACTGTCAGGCTGAGATGGAGCCGATCCGGAGGGACGCGGAAAACAAGCAGACCAAAAGCAAATACGCGACCTATGCGGCCTTAGACCGGGCCATTCGCCCAATCTACACGAGGCACAGCTTCTGCGTCACGCACGACACCGTGCCGAGCCCATTGCCTGATCACGTTCGCGTCCTGTGCTTCATCACGCACCGAGACGGACACGAGCGGGTGCACACCGCCGACATGCCGTGCGACGGCAAGGGCGCGAAGGGCGGCGACGTCATGACGAAGACGCACGCCATGGGTTCTGCGATGAGCTACGGCAAGCGCTATACGCTCGGCAACGGCTTCAACATCGCCACCGAGGCGGACGACGACGGCAACGCCGCTAGCGGCAAAACCGACGCCGGCACGAACTTCATCTCACCGGCTCAGGTGGCCGAGCTCGAGAAGATCGCGAAGGACGTTAACGCCGACGTTGAACGCTTCTGCAAGTACGGCAAGGTCGAGAGCCTCGCGCACATCACCATCGCGAACTTCGAGCGCGCCAAGAAAACGCTTCTGATGAAGCAGAAGCCCGTCGGAGGTGCCAAATGAGCGCCACCGATACGATTGAACGCGAGGCCGCCGACGTCGCCCTCGTTCCTGTTCCCCAGGGTCGGGACGCTTACACCCTCTTCACCGCAACCGACACCACCGAGGCTGATCGCATCGTCGGCATGGTCCGCACGATCGTCGAAGCGTTCGCCGACGGCATGCCCGACATCTCGACGGCGGCTGGCCGCAAAGAGGTGAAGTCGTTCGCCTACAAGATCACGCGATCGAAGACGCTGCTCGACGGCGAAGGCAAGAAGATCGTCGACGAGCTGAAGGATCTTCCGAAGCGGGTGGACGCCAACCGCAGGCACATCCGCGACGCGCTTGACGCGATCAAGGACGCGTTGCTGAAGCCGGTCACCGAGTGGGAAGCGGCCGAGGAAGAGCGCGTCAATCGCATCAAGGACGCCCTCGCCGAGCTGCAAGGCACAATTGAGGACCCGCACTGGCCAACGAGAACGGCCGAGGCGATGCGCGACCGCCTCAGGGAGATCGAGGCGGATTTTGCGGACGTGAGCGAGGCCCGCTTTGGCGAATACGCCCCTGCCGCCGCCGAGCTGAAGTTCAACGCAGTGGCGTCGCTCGCGACGCGCATATCAACAGCCGAGAAGCGCGAAGCAGAAGCCGCCGAGCTGGAACGCCTGCGCGCCGAGGCCGCCGAGCGCGAGCGCAAAGACCGCGAGGCAAAGATCGCCGAGGAAGCTGCCGCGAAGGCCAAGGCTGATGCGCAGCGCGAAGCCAGCGAGCGCGAAGCGCGTCTCATCCGCGAGGCCGAAGAGGCCAAGCGCGCCAAGGAGGCGGCCGAGAAACATGCCGTCGAAGCCGCACGCCGCGCACGGGAGGACGCGGAGGCCGAGGCTGCGCGCCGGCAGGAAGCCGAAGCAGCCGAGCAGCGCCGCCGCGAGCAGGACCGCACGCGCCGCGCCACCGTTCATCGCGCCGCCCTCGAAGCCCTCACGGCCGCCTGCATCTCCGAAGAGATCGGCAAGCAAGTCATCACACTCATCGCGCAGGGCCAAGTCCCTGCGATCCGGATCACATACTGAGGGGGCACCGATCAATGATCGAGGGATTTAAACTAGAGGTCGTCGATTGCGAACAGGGGACGCCCGAGTGGCATGCCGCTCGGGCAGGAATACCGACCGCATCCGAGTTCGCCACTGTGCTCGCAAAGGGCCGCGGCGGCGCTGAGAGCAAGACGCGGAAGACTTACCTTCGCAAGCTCGCCGCAGAGCGGATCACGGGCCTCGTCGTTCAGACCTGGGACGGCAACGCGGACACGCGCCGCGGCCACGAACAGGAGCCGGAAGCCCGCAATCTCTACGACTTCCTGCGCGACGCCGCGCCGGTGCAGGTCGGGTTCCTGCGCCGCGGCCCTGTCGGGTGCAGCCCTGACAGCCTCGTCGGCGAAGAGGGGCTGCTCGAGATCAAAACCCGCGCGCCTCATCTGCAGGTCGAGATGCTCGAAGCCGGCGTGATGCCGCCGGAGCACAAGGCCCAGGTGCAGGGGCAGCTCTGGATCAGCGGCCGGAAGTGGGTCGACTTCATGAGCTACTGTCCTGGCCTTCCGCCGTTTATCTCCCGCATCGAACGCGACCCGATCTACATCGCCGAGCTGGCCAACGCGACGAAGCAATTCCTCGTCGAGCTTGATGAACTCACGGCGCGCATCCGCGCCATGCAGGAGGCCGCATAGTCATGGCCGGCAGCGTCAACAAGGCAATACTCGTGGGAAATCTCGGGCGTGACCCTGAGATCCGCCGCACACAGGACGGCCGCCCGATCGCCAACCTGCGTATCGCAACAACCGAGAGCTGGAAAGACCGCAACAGCGGCGAGCGACGCGAAAAGACCGAGTGGCACTCGGTCGTCATCTTCAACGAGAACCTCGCGCGCGTCGCCGAGCAATACCTGCGCAAGGGCGCCAAGGTCTACATCGAAGGCCAGTTGCAGACGCGCAAGTGGCAGGACCAACAGGGCAACGACCGCTACTCGACCGAGATCGTGCTGCAGGGCTTCAACGGCACGCTGACGATGCTCGACACGCGCAACAGCGACGATCGCGACAGCGGACGGGATAGCCGCCCAGCTTCGAACGGCGGCGGTTTCGGCGCAGGCGCCCCGCGCGGGCGCAGTACCGACCCCAATCAACCCTACGACGACGAGATCCCATTTTAGGAGGCGCCAATGCTCGACCTGATCGCAGGCGTCGCACTGATCGTGGCCTTTGCCACCGGTGGCGTCCTTGAAGTCCGCAACTATCGCAACCGTGACACCGATGGAGGCCGCTCGTGAAATTCAGTGTCACCGTTGGCGAATTTGCTCGAGCTATGAATCTCGTATCGAGTGTGATCGAGGTCCGCACCACCATACCTATACTTTCGCACGCCTTGATCAAGGCGACGCCTGACAGCCGAGTATCAATCACGGGCACGGACCTTGAGCGCGAATGCATTGCTGATGTTCCGGCTGAGGTGGACGAAATCGGCTCATGGGCGCTGCCTGCCGGGATCCTGAAGTCAGTCGTTAGCGCTCTCCCCAAGGCGTCAACCCTAACTGTCTCTGCCATAAAGGACGGACGCATCCAGCTTTCCTCTAGCCGCAGCCGCTTCGCAATGTCGATGCTGCCGGCAGAGGACTTTCCAGAGGCCAAGCCGCAAGAAGGTGAGCCGTTCAAAATCGATGCGAAGAAATTCGCTGCGATCCTAAGTTCGACCGTTGGCGCGGCCTCGACCGAGGAGACGCGATGGCACCTGTGCGGCGTCTATCTTCACATTCGGGATGGCGCGCTTGCCGCCGTGGCAACCGACTATCATCGGTTCGCTCTGCGCAGCATGGACCTACCGGCGGGCGCTGAGGCCATGCCCGGCGTCATCATCTCCACCAAGAGCGTGACAACGATCGTGTCGCTTCTTGACGCCGCGGATGGCGACGTATCGCTCTGGATCACAAAGAGCAGATTGTGGCTCGAAACGGCGCAGATCAAGTTTTCAACTGCCCTCATCAACGGGCAGTTCCCCAACTACCAAAACGCGATCCCGCAGTTTAATGGCGCGTCCGCCGTTTTTTCCGGCACCGAACTTTGCGCTGCCGTTGACCGCGCCGCCGCAACGCTGCCCGAAGCCAAGGTCGTGAGCGCAAGCATCTCTCCCAAAGAGGACGGCCTTCTGATTGAGGTCGGCCCGCGCGGCCACGAGACCGCGATCGAGCATATCGATGCCGAGTACCACGCCTCAGGCGAGGCCACTGCTAACGCTAAGTACATTTCCGCCATGACGAAGGTTTGGGGAAACGCCCCGATCGAAATTCACATTGGCGGACCCGGCGACGCGATTGTGTTCACGAGTAAAGCCCTACCCGAGCAGCTCTACATGATCATGCCGATGAGGCGTTAGGGGGAACCGATGAGCAAGAAAGTCAAGCCATTGCACGACCTCGCCGGCGACCCCGGCAATCCGCAGGACGTCAGCGACCTTCAGCAGATGCTCGCGCAGACGCAGGCGGAACTCGCAGCCGAGCGGAAGAGCAACAAACTGCTCAAGAAGACTGTCGAAACGCTGACTGAGCAGCGCGACAGCAGCCAATCGACCATCGCCGAGCTTCGCCAAAAGCTTGAAACCCTAGAGGACGAATACGAGCCGGACGAAGTGAACCAGCTCCGCGATCGCGTCAATGAACTTGAAGAGTCTGTCGCTCTACAGGGTGACGACATCCTCAACCTCATACAGATCCGGGAGAAGCTTTTCCGTGGCGATGCAGCCATCGCTCGCGAAGATCTCGACATCCTCCTGAACCGCGTGTCGCCATCGTGGCGCTGCGGAGGATGCAACGTCGGTCAGTTGGAGCTTTATTGATGACCGCCCTCGCCTCCTATCAGGAACTCTTGGCGCGCAAGCGCGTGGCCTTCGAGCCCCGCGGCCTCGCCTCGATCCCAACCCTCAACGCCGCGATGTTCCCGCATCAGGCGCAGACAACCGAGTTCCTCCTGCGGTCGGGGTGTGGCGCGGCCTTTCTCGATACCGGCTTGGGCAAATCCCTGGTCGCGCTTGAGTGGGGCCGCGTCATTGCCGAGTATGCCGGCAAGCCGGTGTTGATGCTGGCGCCGCTCGCGGTCGGGCCGCAACATCAGAGAGAGGCGGAGAAGTTCGGCATCGAGGCCGAATACCAACGCGAGCCCGGCCGCCGCGTTCCGATCGTCATCACCAATTACGAGCGCGTCGACAAGTTCGATCCCGACGCCTTTGCTGGCGTCGTCCTCGACGAAAGCTCGATCCTGAAAAGCTTTACGGGCGCCACCACGCGCAAGCTGATCGAGACGTTTAAACGCACGCCGTATCGGCTGGCGTGCACCGCGACGCCGGCGCCGAACGATCACATGGAGCTCGGCAACCATTCGCAATTCCTCGGCGCCATGGAGAGCCGGGAAATGCTCTCGCGGTGGTTCATCAACGATACCTCCGAGGCCTCGCAGGCCTGGCGCCTCAAGGGGCACGCCGTGGCGTCGTTTTGGGATTGGGTTGCCTCATGGGCGCGCTGCGTTTCCAGACCTTCGGACCTCGGCTACTCGGATGCCGGCTTCATCCTGCCGGATCTCGAGGAAACGGTGCATCGCGTCGGTGTCGATCTGACCGATGGAGCCGGCGAAGACCGCGACGGGCAATCGCTCATGTTCCGGTCCGTTGAGGCCAGCGCGACAAGCATTCACCGAGAGAAGAAACTCACCGTCGACGTCAGGGCAGACGCGATCGCCGAGGCCGTTGCCGCCGATGCCGGCGAGCCGTGGGTAATCTGGTGCGACACCGATGCAGAAGCCGAGGCACTGATCGAGCGCATCGGTGGCGCAGTCGAGGTTCGCGGCTCCATGAAGCCCGAGCAGAAGGAAGAGCGCCTCGTTGCCTTCGCCAATGGCGATATCCGCGTGCTTGTGAGCAAGCCGCGGATCTGCGGCTACGGCCTGAACTGGCAGCACTGCGCTCGGATGGCCTTCGTGGGCATGAGCTATTCCTACGAAGCCTATTACCAAGCGGTGCGCAGGTGCTGGCGCTTCGGCCAGACGCGACCCGTCGAAGTGCACATCGCGCTCGCCGATACGGAACGGCCGATATTTGATGCCGTGCGCCTCAAGGCGAAGGCTCACGAGATGATGAAGGCCGAAATGGTTTCGGCTATGCGCCGCGCGCACCAGTCGGCCGACGCCAAGGTTACCTATCAACCCCGCAAGCGCTTGGAGGCCCCCGCATGGCTGGCGGCATGACCATTCTCGACCAGCACACAGGCGACGGGTTCCTGGCGATCCACGGCGACTGCGTGCACGCACTCAGCGATCTTCCGGACGCGAGCGTCGGATTCTCGGTCTACTCGCCGCCCTTCGGAGATCTGTTCGTATACTCGGACAGCGCCGCCGACATGGGCAACGTCTCGGGTGATGCCCAATTCTTCGAGCAGTATTGCCACGTGATCCGCCACATGCTGCGCGTGCTGAAGCCGGGCCGCCTGACGGCCGTGCACTGCACCGATCTGCCTAGCCGCAAGGGTAAGGATGGCTTTATCGGCGTGAAGCCGTTCTCCGACGATATCGTGCGCGCGCACATCGAGGCAGGGTTCATCTTTCATTGCCGGGTGACAGTCTGGCGCGATCCCGTCGTCGAGATGCAGCGCACCAAGGCACTCGGCCTCCTCTACAAGCAAATCAAGAAGGATAGCTGCATGTCCCGCACGGGGCTGCCGGATTATCTGCTCGTGTTCCGTAAGCCGGGCGACAACCCGGAGCGCGTCGGGCACGACGAGCACGAGTTCCCCGTCGACCAGTGGCAGCAATGGGCGTCGCCGGTCTGGATGGATATCCGGCAAGGCAACGTGCTCAACGTCCGCATGGCGCGCGAGGGCGAGGACGAGCGCCATCTTTGCCCTCTCCAATTGGATCTGATCGAGCGTGCGATCCGCCTCTGGTCCAACCCCGGCGACGTCGTGCTCTCCCCGTTCATGGGCATCGGATCGGAGGGCGTCACGGCGCTCAAGACCGGCCGCAAGTATGTCGGCGTCGAGCTAAAGGAATCCTACTTCCGCCAAGCGGTGAAGTACCTCGTCGACGCCGAGGCGCAGGCAAGCGTCGGCACCCTCTTCGGAGCAATCGCATGACCGTAATGGACATCAGAAATGGGGCCGAGACGAATGATCTCGGCGTGAGCGAAACAGAAGAGCGGCTCGGTATCGTCGGCCTGCTCGCCATCACCTACAAGCGCATGACGCTCGTCATCGCTGAAGACGATGAAGGCTTGATGGCCACCGGATGGAATTGCCCATGGCCGGGTCAGGAGAACCGGCCGCACTACGGCTTGGCGATGGCCCGGCAAAAGGCGATCGATGGCCTTCTTCACGCCCGCGCGCGGCGCACCGAGTTTCTTGCGAAGGGCACACGCCAATGACACCCGCAGCCCACGCTCACGCCGCCATCGAGCGCAGCGAGCCCGAGAATCCGCGCAATTCGCTGCTTACCGCCTTCGACGTGCTGGTCGAGAGCCTGAAAGACAACGGGCTTGAAGCCCAGCTTCGCGCCCGCCTGGCGCGTCTTCTGCCACCCGAGGAAGTCGGCACGCTGCCCCTCACGATTGTGCTCACGGCGCTTCGGGATGGCGACAAATGCCGCTTGTCGGATGCTGCCAAGCAGCGCAACGCCGCCGCTCGCAAGGTGGTCATGGCCATGATGGGGGCGGCGCCATGAAATTCTGGAAGGTCGCCTACGTCGACGAAATACATGACCCCGACAGCTGGGCGACGTCCTACGCCCAGGACGCGCACGGTGCCGTCGTCGCGCATTTCAAATACCTCTGCGAGCGGGATCCCTTGCTTGAGGAAGCCGACCTTGCCGCGTGGCCCGAAGGAGGCGGCCCAGCGCGTTCGTTTCGTGTGCACGCCGCTCGCGTGCTGACGTTCTCAGCCGAAGAGATGGAGGGCGCCCATGCCTGAGATGTTGATGCGCCGCGTCGGTCGCGCCCTTCTCCCGGCGAACGCCGAGGCCGAGAGCCGGATGATGAAGCTGCCCGAGGGTCGGCCGCTCAAGAACAACGTGAAACTGCCTCGGTCGTCGCCGGCGCATCGCATGTTCTTCGCTGTGATCGCTGCGGCGGCCGTGCACTGGCCCCATGGCGCCGATCCCGAGCCGGATGGCGACGCCGAACTGTTGCGCGCCTGGTTGCTCGTGCGCGCCGGTCATTGCGACCGCATCGACTTCCCGTTCCCGGATGATGAGCGCTCACGGCAGATGGTCATAGCGTCGGTCAGCGATCTCGTGAACCGCCTGCGGGCCGCTGGGCAGTATCCGTTTATCAGAACGGGCGAAGTTAAGGGCTGCCCCGTGGTCCGCGTCTTCATCTCGAAATCGATGGACTACGACCACCTCGATGAAGCGGGGTTCATCCCGATCCGCCAGCACATCTACGACGACATTAAAGCAATCGTTGGCGCCGAGCCCGAGGATTTGGCACGCGAGACGGAGGCAGCAGCGTGAAACGCAGATACACAGTCGCCGCGCTGGCCGCTGAGCGAGAAGCTCTCCGAGAACGCCAACTGGCCTCACTTACGGCAACGGTTGCACGCCAGCAAGAACAGATCCTCGCGCTTCGGAAGCAACTCGCCGAATCCGTTCGCCGCAACCGGATCAACGCCGCTCGGGAGGCCGCAGAATGAACGAAGCACAAATAAACGAAGCACTCGCCGAGGCCATGGCAAAGGCCGGCGACAGCGATGCTTTGTTGGTGAGAAACGCTCTGGCTCTTTCGGATGAACTCAGATCTCTCGACGAAGCATACCGCGACAAGCGCTCAGCACTAATAGCCTCGCTGAATGACAGCGCTGTCGCGGCAGGAGAGATTGCTGACGGCCCCCTTCGAATAGCATTCGTCAGGTTTATGTACTGGCTTGGACCGAGAGCCGCGCCCGGCGCTCAAAAGCTAGCGTTCGCCCTGATGAAATGGAGCAATCCTCAAAGGATGATGACCGTAATAGGCCCGCTACACCGTCAGGTGGTGTGCTGCGATTGCGGAGAATCCCGATCGGTTGAGATCTGCACTCGAAGCGAGCGCATTCCTGAAGCGTGCGACAGCTGCGCAGACCTCAAGCGAAAACGCGCCCAAGCACTGTGGAATGCTGAGAGCAGTCTAATTCTCTCACATACACTCTCCGTCGAACCGGGGGCCGCAGAATGAACACCCTCTGCAAGCTCGACATTGACGCCGTGACGGCCGTTCTGGCCGGCAAGCGCTTCCCTCTTGAAGACGAGATCCGGACGCAGGCGGCGATCTCTACCGCCCTGCGCGCGAAGTTTGGCGCGCTCGTCGAGCGCGAGGCAATGGCGCCGGGCGGACGCATCGATTTCAAAGTCGCCGACATCGGAATAGAGGTCAAAATCAAGGGCTCGACGGGCGCGATCTTCCGGCAGTTCTGCCGCTACGCTCAGGCTTCGGACCTGGGCGGCCTCATCCTGATCACATCCAAGGCGATCGATCTACCATCCACCATCCTCGGCAAGCCGTGCCGCGTCCTGAATATGGGTGCGGCATGGCTCTAAAGCGCACCTACGGCCGGGCCTGGCACGAGAACGGCGGATGGTGGCTCGATGTGGAGCCGCACGTCGCCCTGAGGCTCAAGGAGCTGTTTCGCAGCGTCCCGCGCACGGCGCGCTCACCCTTCCGCATTGAAGGCGACGCGCAGACGGACGCCGATCTCGCTTGGTTTATGGAGCGCTACCCGCTCGACATCTCCCTAGCCGATCTGCACCACCTCCACGCGCGCAAAACCCTCTTTGAGCAGGGGCAGGCAGAGCTTACCAGCATTCTTTCGGGCGAGTGGTCCCCCTCGGGCAATGCCGGGTTCCGAGACGGCGAAAGCCCCTATCCCTATCAGGCGCAAGCCGCCGAACTGTGCCGACGCAAAGGCCGACTGCTGCTGATGGACGACCTCGGCCTCGGTAAGACGGTATCCGCCCTCGCAACGATCTCCGACCGCGAATATCTGCCCGCGCTGATTATCGCCAACACGCACCTTGTGCGCCAGTGGGCCGCCAAGGTCTACGAGTTCACGACGCTGACGACGCATGAGATCAAGTCGACGAGGCCCTACGAACTCCCGAAGGCGGACGTCTACCTCTGCACATACACGAAGCTCGCCGGCTGGATCGACTTCGCCGAGCAGGCGCCCTTCAAGAGCATCGTCTTCGACGAGGTGCAGGAGCTGCGTCACGGGGAAAACACAGCCAAAGGCCGGGCCGCCCTCGCCTTCCGGCAACGGGCCCTGGTCGCTCTCGGGCTCAGCGCAACCCCCATCTATAATTACGGCTCCGAGATCTTCGAGATCGTCAATGTCCTCGAGCCTGGCGCGCTCGGATCCTTCGACGACTTCAAGCGCGAATGGTGCTCGATGGGTCCGGGCAACCATTGGATTGTCGACGAGCCTCAGGCCCTCGGTACCTATCTTCGCGAGCGCCACATTTCGCTTCGGCGCACCGACGACGACATCGGCAACCAGCGCCCGCCGCTCAACGTCATCACGCACACCGTGCCGTTTGACGATACGGTGATGCAGGCCGACGACGCACTGATCCGCACGCTGGCGCGCCGCGTGCTCAATGCCGAGACCTTCCACGAGAAGGGCAAGGCAGCGCGCGAGTTCGATATGATGCTGCGCAAGATCACGGGCGTCGCCAAGGCCCCCCATGTGGCCGCGTTCGTCCGCATCCTGCTCGACGCCGGCCAGCCGGTGCTGCTTTGCGGCTGGCACCGCGAAGTCTACGAGATCTGGCTGCGCGACCTTTCCCGCTATCGCCCGGTGATGTTCACGGGCAGCGAGACGGCAGCACAAAAGGAGAAGGCCAAGCAGGCCTTCTGTTCGGGCGAGACGAACCTCTTCATCATGTCGCTGCGCTCGGGCGCAGGCCTTGATGGCCTGCAGCAACGTTGCCGCACGATCGTCTTCGGCGAGCTCGACTGGTCGCCTCAGGTGCATGCGCAGTGCTGCGGGCGCCTCCGCAGGCCGGGACAGACGGAGCAGGTCGACGCGATCTATCTCCACGCCGACGATGGCTCGGATCCGACAGTGATCTCAGTGCTCGGGCTCAAGGCGAGCCAATCTCAGGGCATCGTCGACCCGCTCTCGGCGCCGTCCGATCAGCACTCTGACGCAACCCGTATTCAGCGCCTTGCAGAGCTCTACCTTGCCGGCCGCTCGATCGAGGCCGCGCCTGTCGCTGCGGAGCCCAAGGAAGCCCCGCAACCGATGTTCAGCTTCGAGGATGCGTTATGAGCCAACAGATCTATCGGGAACGCGTGCTCGGAAACTTCAAGGCTCCGGTAGCAGCTCGCGGAAAGCGCAAGCCGACAGCCTACCAGCGTCGAGACGGCAACTCCGAGCGTCACCTCGAGGTGCTGCGGCAGCTTCCCTGTGTTGTCACCGGCCAGAGACCTGCCGGTCAGGTTCACCATTTGAAATCCGGCCCCGCGCGGGCTGAACGCGGTGCCGGCATGCGCGCAACCGACAAGTGGGGCCTCCCCCTTAGCGAAGAGGCCCACATCCGCGGCGTCGAGAAGCTCGGATCGCGCCGCGAGCTCGAATGGTTCCGCACAAACGGCATTGCAGATCCGCACGGACTTGCCGCTGCCCTCTACGCAGCCAGTCCGAACCTTGAGCAGATGGAGCGGATCATCATCGCACATCGAAACGGAGCGCCGCATGGCCTGGGGTGAGATCGATGTCGAGCTTGATGCAAACCGCGAGCGGGCCGCGATCATCGTACCTGCAAGCCTCTATGACGCCATCCTGCGCGTCGCCGCGCCCGATGGGACGATCAGCGCAAAGCAATTCGTGTCCGCGTTCAACCGATGGAGCCGAAACGTTGAGAGCGACGATCAAGAGGCCGATGCGACGCGCGTTAGCCGAGCTGATCCTGCTTCTCGTGGCGGCCTACTCACCAAGCTTGAAGGGGGCGAAGACGATGAAGAAGATTTTGGGTGATGGCGGGCCGGCATTCCCGCACACGATGCCAGAATGCTTCGGCGGGGAGGTATCCGTCTCCGTAGTGGGGGGCATGACGCTTCGAGACTACTTCGCTGCGCACGCGCTCGCAGGATACATCGCATCAACATCGCATCCTGAGGCGACCGGTCCATCACATCTGGACGAAAGAGAGGTTGCGGCTGCTTGCTACCTATTTGCCAACGCGATGCTCGAAGCGCGCCGCGGAGGTCAGTCATGACCAAATCTACCGGAGAGGGGACTATGAAAATAACCAGCATCACGGCCGAGCAGGCAGAAAAGTGCGGAGCGTGGGCCAAGCAGTGGATTGAAATTGGTCTATCTACTGCCCCCGCTGATTTCGACCGCGCGACAGATGCCGCTCTCAAAGCCTATGCGCTGTGCAATTTGGAGCGGCCAACGATCATCCTGCGCATGTCGTCCCCGTATGGAGCGACGGTTGGCGGTGCTCTCGCGTGGGCATTGCTTCGCGAAGCAGGGTCGCAGGTCAGGTCGCAGGTCGGGTCGCTGGTCGGGTCGCAGGTCAGGTCGGGCCTATCCAATTATCGTGGGGGTGCGTTCTGGGCTGGTTGGGGCGCATATATTTCATTCATGCGGGACGTGCTCGGGTGGCGAGGCGACACGCTCGACAAATTCGAAATCGACGAAGCGTTGATCAAATCATGCGGGTGGGTCTGGTGGCACGAAGACGTGCTGGCAATTTCGGACAGGCCCAGTGAGATCAATCGTGACGAGCAAGGTCGGCTCCACAACCAGCATGGGCCATCCATCGCTTATCGAGACGGCTGGGCGCTCTACCATTGGCACGGCGTCGCAATCCCCGCTGAGTGGATCACAGATCCTAGCACGCTGACGGCAGCAGTCGCTCTCTCACAGAGCAACGTCGAACTGCGACGCGCGGCCTGCGAAATGCTGGGCTGGGCGACGATCCTGCGCGACCTCAACGCGCGCGCCATTGACGCTGACAGTGATCCGTTGATCGGAACGCTCGTCGAGGTTGATTTGCCCGATGTTAAGGCCCGGTTCCTGCGCGTTACCTGCGGCACCGGTCGTGAGTTTGCAATCTGCGTACCGCCATCAACCAGGACGGCACTCGCCGCCCAGGCGTGGATGGTTGGACTTAACACGAAATCCTTCAAAGCACCGGAGATACGCACATGATGACTTTCGTAAAGTACGCCGCTCAGGGTGAGATCATGATCCGCCGCGTCGGCGACGTCCCCTCGGACGCAGCACTGCCCGAAGGCTACACGGCTCTCGCGCCCGAGCAAGGCCTACTCATTGTTGGCCATTCTGAGACGGGCCATCACCACGTCATTGACGCATCCCACGGGAGCGTCGCGGTTATGGATCGGCCTCCCGAAGGCATGCGCATTCTGCGCGCCATCATCACTGACCAGACGCCGCTCACGCACCTGCGCGATACCGACACGCATCAGCCTTTGATGCTGGAGCCGGGCGAGTACGAACTTCGGATCGCGCGCGAATACGACCCTTACGAGAAGCTCGCGCGCCAAGTTGCCGATTGAGGGGACTATGCACACAGAAGCAGCAGATAACGGAGGCGTGGTGGCGCCCGAGATCCACGACGCGGCAATGAACACAGATCGCCACCTGTGGCCTGATGTTTCAGAGCACGCCGATGCAGACAGCATCCACGTTACGAAAGATGGCGGGATCGGAATTAACGTAGGCGGACATGTAATCGTGATGCCGTTGCGGATGTGGTTTTCTGCCGCTCTCGCCTGCCAAACGCATGACGTAGCCGATGAGATCGACCGCCTCCGCTCCTTACAGGCGGTGCCGGAGGACATGCTTGTTGCCGCGTATCGTCGTGGTTGCGAGTGGTGCATCGAAAACGGCGTCATCAACAAGGATGATCCGACATTCGAATACGTCGCCAAGGCAGGGCGCGACTATGCGGATAAGGCGCTCTCCGCCTCTCCCGCCCCACCCGTTGCTTCGGGATGGCAGTGCAGCGAATGCGGATGCCGTAGCTACGCCATCGTCGATGAGCGGCAACCTAACGGAGTGTTCGCTCCGGGGCACGATAAGCGTTGCGTCGAATGCAAGCTGGTGCATCCCGCCCCACCCGGAGCGGCAGCACCGCAGACGCAACATTCAGCCGAGCAAGTGTGTCACGACGAGCAGTTGTCGGTATGGGCAGAGGAACTGCTTTGCGAACTCGAATGCTGGATCGCGGCCCCGGAGACATGCGATGACGGGGTTCAATGTGCGCAGGCGGTAAAGGCTGAAATCAAGCGGATTGTTACCACCGCATTTGAGCTGGCAGCACCGCAGACGACTGTAAGCAGTGGGGAGCCGCCAACGGGCGCCATCGAGAATGGTCGTGTGCTTCTGCAACGCGTGGTCGCGCACTACGATTTCGAATGTGAAGCGGGCAAGCTAGTGAACTGTTGGGAGTTTGACGAAGCCGTTCGCTGTTTCGAGGCAATGGCAGAGTGGATCTCGTCCCGAGACGCCCTCACCTCCACCTCATCCGCAGAGCGGGATCAAATCCACTTCTTGCAAGCAGTGATCCGAAACGCCCTGCAATGGCACGAGGACCATCGCGGAGAGCTGCAACAGGTAGGCCCCGGCACAATACCTCAGTGGGTGACGGATGGCTGGGCTGTGTTCGCCGCCCTGCGCAGCTTAAAGGCAGGAGGCGGGAATGGGTGAGCGGATCAAAGTTCTCGACCTCTTCAGCGGCATAGGCGGAATGAGCCTGGGCCTCAAGCGCACGGGCGGCTTCAGAACTGTTTCGTTCTGCGAAATCGATCCCTTCTGCCAACGCGTATTGGCCACGCACTGGCCTGAGGTTCCGATCAGCCATGACATCACGACGCGCGAGTTCGTCGAAGGAGAAGCCGACTTCATCACCGCAGGATTCCCATGTCAGGACGCGAGCAGCGCTGGCAATCGTTCGGAGCGCGCCGGAATTGCCGGCGCCCGTACGGGATTGTTCCGGGAGGTGGTGCGTGCCATTCGCGTGGTACGACCGATCGGAGTTCTGCTGGAAAACGTGGCAGCTCTGCTTAACCGGGGGATGGGCACCGTACTCGGATCCTTGGCCGAGAGCGGGTATGATGCGGAATGGGATTGCATACCAGCGGCTGCCGTTGGTGCCCCTTGCTTGCGTGACCGGCTTGTCATTGTTGCCGAGCCCGACAGCGAAGGACGGAAGCGGATCACGCAACGCAACGTCTTCGCGCAAGCCGGGATCTCGCCACCACGGCGGCACCACGTTGACGGATTGGATCTGGCAGAGAACGGGACGTGGTCTGCCCTCCCCGAACCTATCCGAGTGGATTATGGGATTCCCGGAGTTCTGGACCGACTTAGGGCCTGCGGTAACGCGTTCCATCCGACGATCCCGGAAATGATCGGGCGCGCCTCTCTAGGCTCTCAAGGAGGGTCCGGGAATGGGTGACCGGCTTCGAGTTCTCGACCTCTTCAGCGGTATTGGGGGATTTAGCCTTGGACTTGAAAGAGCCGGTTGCGAAACCGTCGCCTTCTGCGAGATCGACGAGCGCTGCCGATCCGTCCTCCGCAAACACTGGCCAGACGTTCCAATCCACGGAGACGTTCGTGCTCTGCGGGGGCTTCCCTTGTCAGGACTTGTCGGTGGCGGGGAAGCGATCAGGGCTGAGCGGCGCGCGGAGCGGCCTGCTCTACGACCTACTTGGATTGTTATCGAGAACACAGGCCATACGTGGCGCCGATGGGTGCCCGAGCTGCGGCGCGAGCTGTGGGCCAGATGGTATGCCTCTCTGCCGCTTAGAGTGCGAGCCTCAAACGTGGGAGCGCACCATGAACGCGCCCGCGTCTTCGTTATTGCCCACGCCGACAGCGAGCTCCTACGGAAGCTGTCGCGGTGGTGGCATGGGCCGGGTCGGGAAGTGGCGGCACAGCTTGCACAGTCTCAAGATTTTGCACCCAGAGGATTGGGAGCGGATGATGGGCTTCCCGGCTGGGTGGACCGACGTAAGCAGTTAGGAAACGCTGTAGTACCGCAAATCGCAGAGCTTATCGGAACAGCTATCCGAGAAACTGAGCGCGCCTCTCTAGGCTCTCAAGGAGGGTCCGGTAATGGCTGACCTCTCAACACTAGAAGCACTGCTGAAACGCGTGGAAGAAGCTAAGGCGCCGGATATTTGGGATGAGGATGAAGTTGGCGGCCCAGACACAGTTACCGACTTCGACGAGTGGCCTGACGTCGGAGGCCATTGGCACAAGCCGGGCGGCAAGTTCGCCAGCGTGCACGAGGCGTGGACCGCATCCGCGCCGATCTAAAACGAGCATTGAAGCGGCTCGGCGTTTCGCCGAGATCCACGCCGCAGACACTCACCGTTCCGACCGGGCGCGCCACGCCCTTCTAGCCGCTGCAAACGAGCCCGCTCACACGAGAAACGGAGGCATCCGGACATGAGCGAGCAACCGGCGCGAGCCTGGAGCGTCAAACGCCTCGCCGAGGCATGGGACTGCTCTACGCGCCACATCTACGACCTGATCGATGAGGGCCGGATCAAGGCATTCGCCATCGGCCCGCGCACCATGAGAATAACCGACGAGGAAAAACGCAGATGCGAAAACGAGCACGTGACGTCTATCGAAGAGGCGACGTCACTCTCGGATGGAGAGGAAAGGTTGCAGTCGCAGACTATCGCGATGAGAGCGGTCAGCGCCGCCGTCGGAAGCTAGGAGTCCTTGGCGAGGCTGCCGCTCGCGCCGCCCTCGACGTCTTCGCCGAGGCGCGATCCGCCGTCAAAAAGCAGCAGGCCACGTATCTCGTGCGCGACCTCTGGCGCCTCTGGCTGGCTGATCGCGAGAAGGACGGGCTGTCAAACAAAATCTATGAAGCCAATTGGAAGGCTCTCGACCCCCATTTTGGAAGCCGAGCGCCGGCCTTGATCACGGCCGACGACTGTCGAGATTACTCAAAAGCGCGGTTCGCGCTCGGCCGCTCGCCCTGGACGGTCAATACCGAGCTGTCGCGGCTCAATGCATGCCTTTCCTGGGCGGTCGAGGCCCGGCACATCCAATCGATCGACAAGCCCAAGATTTGGATGCCGAGCCGGGGCAAGGGCCGCAAGCGCGTGCTGACGTTCGAAGAGGCAGAGGCCCTCGTCAGGGGGGCCGGCGATTTTCACGTTTACCTCTTCATCCTGCTCGCGATCATGACTGGCGCCCGTAAGATGGCCATCCTTGATCTGACCTGGGATCGCGTCGATTTCGAGCGCGGCACCATTCAGTATGACGAGGATGAGGATCGCGACCCGATGTCAAAACGGTGGCGAAAGGGCCGCGCCACCGTTCCGATGGGTGCCGTGCTGATGCGCGAACTTAATAGGGCACATCGAGCTCGCCAGACCGATCATGTTATCGAGCACGGCGGGAGGCGACTGAAGGATATCAAGGACGGCTTCGCGAATGCCGCACAGCGGGCCGGGCTCGGGGCGTGGCGAACGCACCCCCTGACCGGGGAGAAGGTCTTCAAGACTAATGCCACCCCGCACACCATCCGCCACTCCGTAAGCACCTGGCTCCGGGAGCGCGGCGTGAAGGTCGAAGACCGGGCGCAGCTTCTCGGGCATGCCGACACGAAGACGACCGAGATCGTTTACACGCACGCCGGATCAGACGTGCTGAAGCCAGCCGTCGAGATCATCGGGGGAGCGATAGGCCCACTACCTCAAAGGGACGCATCTGCACGAGTTGCGCAGGACACCAAGAGGCCAAAAAAGCGCCGATTGTCCCCTATGGACAAAACCGAAGACCGCTCGATATGA